AAGAAATATCAGGTTTAATCTTATCTTTAGAATATTTTTTTATGATTTTAATAATATCAGCATCTTCATTTTTATTTCCATTAATTATTAAATTTAAATCTTCTAATGTTAATTTATAATTGTTACTATTAGAATATGATAATGTTTTATTTTCATTTTTAATATTTATTAACTCTCTAATAAATTTTTCATTCAAAGATAATTCTCTCACCGATTTAATGTTATTACCTGAATATTTTTTTATAAAAGTAATAATATTTTTATTTTCTTCTTGCTTATCTTCCTTAATTATTATATCTAATTCTTTTAATAACATTATATAATCATATAAGTTAGTATCTTTATAAATTTCTGTAATTTTCTTTAAAATAAAAGAAAAAATAATTGTAAAAATTGCAACATTAAAGAATGCAAATAATGTTGAATATAAATAATAAATATTATCTTCATTTATATTATTTTCATATTTACCATAACTATTAACTATATTATATATATTTAATAAAAATATTATCCATAAAATAATAAATAAAGGTATATTATAATGTAAATAATCATTATAAATTTTCATTATATTGAATTGTCCATCAATTATACTATACATATGATTAAATGATTTCTTATCAGTTGTATGGCCTTCATTTGAAATATTAAAATATCTTTCTAATTTATCAAATTCAAATAAAAAATTCGATATATTCCACATATAAGTATTTTTAATTTGTTTATCTTGAATATATACATTTTTGTTGTTATTACAAATGGTGTTGTATAATTCTACATTATTGTTCAAATCTTTACAATATTTTAAATATATTAATGGTAAAAATCCAATAAACATTAATATTAAAATAATAGTAGTTACTATTACTAATTCAAAATTTTCAATCATATATTTATTCTAATATATTATATTATATTATAAGTTATTATAAAATAGGTCTAATAGCATTATTTCTATATGTTGCTGAATTAATATTATTTAATTCATCAAAAAATTCTTTTATTTTTCTTATTTTTTCACTTTCATCTACAGCATATGTATTATACAAGTTCTTTGTTTTATCATATGTTTTCAATAATGTTGCTTTAGATCTATCAAAATCTTTGTAACCTGATAAATCACCTGATAAACTATTTAAATAATTAGAAAAATTCATAAAATTTCCCATCATATTAAAAAATTCACCATAATCTTGATCTTCTGTTTGTGGAAGATTATATTTTTGTTTTTCATGTGTTAATTTTAAATCTTCAAATGTCATAGTAGTAAAGCTCATTTATTTATATTATTGTAATAAAAAAATAAAAATTGATTAAATCCTTTTAGATTATACATAATCAAATATGACTTCGAACAAAACTCTTTCTATTATTGTTAAGGACAAAATTGCCAATATGTCTGATAATTTTAGTGATAAAGAAATTTTAAATTATATTAAAGAAGCTATTAAAGAAGCAAAGGTTGAAGTTAAAACAAAAAGGGTATCAAAAAATAATAACAGCGATGAAAAGCCAAAATACTCTCTTTCAGCATATCAAGAATTTATGAAAGAACAGCAAATTGTTTTCAAAGACAAATATCCGAATCTTTCAAGCAAAGAAAGATTGGGTAAAATTGCTGAAGAATGGAATAAAGTAAAATTAGATAAAAAAAATAATGAAGTAAATGTTCCAGATAATGTTCCAGATAATGTTCCAGAAAATGTTCCAGACAATGTTCCAGATAATGTTCCAGATAATGTTCAGGAAAAAGAAGATACTACCGAACAAGTTTCAGTTAAAGTATCTTTGCCTACTAAGAAAAATAATAAAAAGAAATAAATATAATTAAATATAATTAAATATAATTAAATATAATTAAATATAATTAAATATAATTAAATATAATATTATATATATTTAACAAGTGATAAATATGTAGCAAAACCATCAGCAATATTAACATTATTATTATAATTAGACATTCTAATATCAAAATGACACCATTTATTTCTGTATTTTGGAGGAATGAAATTCATTAAAAATAAACTTGACATAAGACCATCGCTATTTTTACATTCATATCCATGATTTTTTACATCAGCTATTTTTGATTTTATATATGACATATATTCGAGCCATGCCGGTATTCTTATATTTTTTTCACCATATTTTTCACCATATTCAATTATCTTATTAGATATTTTTTCATTCGTTGTAAAATATGTAAAGCTACTATGACAATTTATTTTTTCTGACCATCCTGTTAATGTAGCAAAATCAAATATATAATCTGGTTTATATTTATTACAAGCATATGTTAAAGCATCAGCCATTATTAATCTTCCTTCAGCATCTGTATTTACAATTTCAACCATTTGCCCATTATATGCTTTAATAATATCATTTGGTTTTATAGATGAATTAGATACTATATTTTCTACAAGCGGACAAAAACATATTATTCTATTTTTATATTTTAGTTTAGATAATATATATATAATATTAATACTTATAGATGCTCCTTCTTTATCCATATACATATTATTCATATGCGATGAAGATTTTATAGAATATCCTCCTGTATCGATAGTAACACCTTTGCCAATTAAACAAATACTCTTTTTATATTTAGGAGGAGTATAGTCTATAATCAAAAATCTTGGCTTATTTATAGAAGAATCTCCTACGGCATTTATTAAATTTAATCCTATTTTTTTAATATCCTTATCATTATATACTTTTATTTTAATATTTTTTATACTTTTAAAAAAATTTATTGAATATTTCGAAAATTTATCAGGAGTAGACATATTAGATGGTTCATTTATTAAATTCCTTGTAATGTTAGAACCATATATAATAGTAATTAAATTTTTTTTATTCTCATTTGATAATTTGGGAACATAAAAATATATATTTTTATGAGATTTTATATTTTGTTTATATTTGTCAAATGTATAAAATCCTTGTAGAATTCTATAAATGAAAGCATCAATATATTTAGAATCCAATTTTTCTAAATTAAATATAATATTTTTTTTAAAGTTATTATTATACTTAATTATTATTTTAATTTCCGATGAAGCATTTATTATATCTAAATGATTTTTAATACATATATCGCTATTATTACTTGAAGAAACATTTATTATATTATTATTATAATGTATATCTTTAATAAAATAAATATTCATTATAATATCCCTAATAACAATAAACAAAAAGAAAAATAATTATAATTATAAATATAAATAGTTGTATTCCTTATTTCTTTATTTCTTTATTTCTTTTGTTACATCTGTAATAACAGAATTTTCAATTCTATATATTTTATCAGCAATTTCTAAAGCAGAATGTCTATGAGCTATTATAATCATTGTAATATTCTTTTCATTAGAACAATCTTTAATTGTATTTTGAACTATTTCTTCACAAACAGGATCTAATGCTGATGTAGCCTCATCAAATATTAATATATTAGGATTTCGAATTAAGGCACGTGCAATAGATATCCTCTGTTTTTGTCCTCCTGATAAAGAACTTAGTTCAGTACCTTCAAGAATAGTATTATATTTATTTGGCAATTTTGATATAAACTCATGAGCATTTGCTTTAATTGCGGCATTTATAATGTCTTCTTCTCTAATATTTTCCATTCCATATGCTATATTATTTGCTATTGTATCACTAAATAATATACTATCTTGAGCTACGTACCCTATCTTTTGTTTTAACCATTTATTATTATATGTATTAAAATCGATGTCATCAATATAAATATTACCTTTTTGTATAGACAAAATATTTATTAGACATTTTATTATTGTACTTTTTCCAGAACCCGAACTACCAATTATAGCAATTTTTTCACCTGGATTAATTTTAAAATTAAAATTTTCTATTAAATTATTTTCTGCTTTTTCATATTTAAAATATACATCCCTAAATTCTATTTTTCCATCAAGATTATTATTAAGAGGTATATAATACCCTCGTTGTTCTATATTAGTTGTATCAAGCATATCTGTTATTCTTTTATAAGGTTCCTTGCATTTTAAAAATTCATTATTATATTGTATAACAGCCATAACATTTTCATATAAACTCTGATTGTGTATAATAAATGATATTAGACTTTCTGTATTATTTAAATATTTTGCCGCTATAATTATTCCAATAGTTGTAAAAGTTGGAATATTACTTATTAACAATAAATTTATACCATATAATATCGTCTCTTTAAAAATATATTTTAATTGATTATTACTAAATTTGTTATGTTTATTATTAGAGATGTCTTCTGTAGCATATGTTTTTATAATTGAAATATGTGATATAGTCTCGTGAATATGTATATTAGTATTTTTATTTAATTCTTCATATCCTTTCATTGTAACTTTATTAGTATTTTCATATAATTTAGAAATTCCAATATTAATAGGAATTAATAAACAGACTATAATAGTTAATTTCCATGATATTTTATTAAGCATCCATAATGTAGCTATTACGTGAACAAATGACCGCGATACAACATTAAAATTTAAAGAAATACGTTCCGAAACTATTCTTACATCATTGTTAATATATTCTAATAATTTATTAACAGGAGTTTTTTCATAAAAAGACGGATGTTGATTTATCAATTTATCATATATAATTTTCCGCAATCTAATATTCATACTATTACCAGAATATGTAAAGCAAGCTCCTCTTAATGAACATGCAAACATTGCCAAAATATTTGCATATAATAAAAGTAATAATCTTTCTTTCGAAAAATCACCCAACATTATTTTACCCATGTGTTCATTTGCATATACACCATAATATGAACCAGCACATCCGAATATTAATCCAGCTATACTATATTTCTTATCATTATCTGCTAATTCAATATATCGTTTTAACAATTTCATATATTTATATATTTATATATTTATATGTTCAAATATTATTTATATATTTATGTAGTAAGGAGTTTTATTTATAATTTTCATAGATTTAGTTAATTTAGTCTTGAAAATATTACCAGCATTTTTTTTAAATACATTTTCAATTAAAAAATTTAATAATTCTACTCGTATATTAGATTTATCTTCTTTATATGTTTTAAATTTGCTCATTAATAATGTTAAGATATTATTCATTTCCAATGAAAAATCCATATTAGGCGAATAATCATTCTCATCAGAATCATAATTTTCATTTAAAAATGTTGGTATTATTTCACAATAATCTTTAATAATTTTAAGTGAATTATCATTATTTATTTTTTCTACCAATCCAAAATCATAAATCATTATATTATATTTACATGCTTTTAGATATATGCTTTTTTCATTAAAAATATAATGATAATATCCTTTTTCATTATTATAATGCCATAAAAAATTACCACCATGACAATCGTTGTGAATTAGAGAAAATAAATTATGAAATGTTCCTATAGATATAAATGTTTGGAATAATATATTATATAATAAATTATTATTCGATATTATATCTGGATTATTTAATAAAGAAGCTAAATCTCCGTTAGCTATTTCGTTTACAGAAATTAAACTTGATTTTTCGCTAATATCACTCTTTCTACATATACAACTTTTATATATTATTAAAAAATGTTTTGATAATTTTTTTTGAATGATTTCTTCAGTAATCTTATCCATTAAACTTATCTCAAATAAATTATCTTTTGTAGTTTTCATAACTTTTGTTGCTATCGGAAATACACCAAATGTATTTATTAAAGATGTTTTATATATCTTTCCATTAAAATTATCTTTACTAATTAATTTTTCTAAATTAATTATATTTCTTATCGTATATCCATTACTATTTGTAAATTGTTTCTTTTCTAAACAATCATCGTCTTTAATATCTTTTAATTTATTTATAATATAGTTTAAAAAATGTACTCTATTGTCAAGAGAATATTTATCAACAATTAATTTACTTTTTAAAAATTTAGATATTTTATTTGCATTTTTAAAATTACCATCATCATTATCTATAGTTTCTCTTAAAAAAACATTTTTTGAAGACATAGTAGAAGATGATTTACTACTTCTTGTTCTTTTAGAAAATATTCTACGTCTAATAGTTGCTTGAATAATTTTTAATGATTTTTCAATATCCTTATCCGTATCCATATCTATATCTATATTCTATAAATATATAATTATATAAATAGATAATTATATTATATGGTAATGTTAAATGAAAAATATTATAAAATATTTTTATGAATATATTGTCTGTGCTGATATAGGAGAATATAATGAAAAAAAATCCAATGAAATAAATACTAATATAACATATACTATACCACCATATCAATATAATAAAATATATGCATATCCGCTAAGATATGTATATTACTAAATTTACTAAATTATAATAAGCATCTATTTTTCTTACTATTTTTAAGTTCTTCTTTTGTTGGTTCGTAATTATTATTACTTATATCTATATCTTCAGGTATGTTTTCTTCTAATAATTTTTTAAACATTATATTTTCTAATTCTTTATCAATATAAGTATCATTAACATAAAATGTATATTTAGTACTCATAGTTCTTTCATTTTCTATTGTACCATATTTCATAGGAACATATTGATTAAAATCATTTTTATTGTTAATATCATAACCTTTAAAAGGATGTAACACTATATTATCTTCAGATATTACACCTATTATCTTAATTAATATAACATTTATTGTATATCCATTTGTTATCGCTACAACTTTAACATGTTTTCCTTGAAATTTACCTACTCTATATAATATTAAATCAATATCAAACATATAATATTCTGGATAATCGGCATTATTTCTATATCTTAGCATTAAATCATGTACTATTTGTATTTTTTGTTTAGCATCTTTTCCTGGCAATTCCATTATTTTATTATTGTTTAATTTTTGATCTATGAATTTATATATTTTATTATAATAGTTTAATAATAATTTAATTTTATCTTTATTTTTTTCAATTTTTGGATTTTTCCATTCTGTCCATTTGTTTCCTTCTACTGCTATTATTAAATCCTTACAATTATTTTTAAAAACCTCTTTTAATTTTTCATTGTAAGTATTATTATCAAATTCATAATAATATACATTTACAGCCTCTTTTTTAACATTAACATCGTAAGGAATACTTGAATTTATTATATGTCTATTCCAAGGATATTCTCCTGTATTTTCATACATAATGCGAGTATTAGATGGCATATATTTAAACTTATTATTATAATTTATAGTATCATCTTTCATATTAAATTTTTCTATTTTTTCATCTGTATTATTTAAATATCTCTTAATTACAATAATAAATATTATTATAATTAAGATTATGGATATTACATTGTATAATAATATTATATTACTATAATTTACATTCATATTATATGCTTCTATAATCTAATAAGGAAATTATTGTATTTAAATTTTTTTATCATATATTCATTATAAGTTTGTAGTAATATATATTTACACCAACTGAAAAGAAAAATAAGGCAAAACTATTATAAAATATAAATATTGAATTATATATTTTTGTACTAATATTATTTATTATATAAATATGTTCTAATATATACATAATTAGATAAAAATTGATTATTTTTGATTAATATAAAATCATTCACAAATCACTAACAAATCAATAATCAACCAAACACTAACAAACAAAACAAAGACTAATTGCGAAATAAATACCAACAAATTAAATATGAGCAACAATTTTGATAACTATGATGAAATCTATGTAAACATTGACAGAGTTAGAAGGAACAAGTCCGACAAGTCTAACAAGTCCGACAAGTCCGACAAGTCTAACAAGTTCAACATGAATAATAATGAAGATAAGAATAAAATTCTTATTAATCGCGAAAGAGATTCGCGATATGCTTGTAAAAATCGTAGGATTGTTAATAATTATTGGAAGATTTTCAATAATAGCCAATCAATTCCTACACAGGCAGATTGGAATTGGGATTTGTCATTTGATTGGGATTTGGGATCTGGTTGGGCATCAAATTATCAAGATAATTCATCTATCCAAGGATCTCCTGGTTCTCAGGCATCCCCCGCATTGACTTATTGTTCATCATCTTCATATCTAAAGTCATTTGATGATATTCCTTGGATTGAAGTGTAAGAAAAAACACAATATTTGCCAGCCATTGTAATAAATAAAAAATATAGAGTTGTAAGATAACTATATTTTTTTATTGATATGTATATTTCCAGAATATTTAATTTTTTATCACATATTCATTATAAGTTTGTAGAAATATATAATTAATACAAACATAAATAATACCCATGAGATAAGATAGTATATATCGTTAAATGCAAAAAGAGACTTTTTAATATTATATTTCATATTTCTATATTTCTATATTTCTATATTTCTATATTTCTATAATTTTATAATTTTATGATTTTATGATTTTATGAAATGATAAGAATATTTTTATTATTATTTAATTTTTTTATTTATATTTTCAGCAAACGTTATAATATATGTAATCGCAATAATTATAGAAAAAAGGGATATTACTATTGATAATAAATAATATATATAATAATTATTTGCAAATATATTTTTTTTTATATAATTTATAACATAATTATATCTCTTATAGTAAGGTAATTTCTGATAATTAAAAATCATATTATATATTTCTATAATCTAATACAGAAATTAATATATTTAAATTATTTTTTTTCCTATCATCAGTATCATTTTCAAACGCATAATCATTATTATTTTTTATTGATTTGTTTTTATTTGCTATTTGAGCACAACATTCTAAATCAGTAGTATCAGGACATTCGTAACAGAAGGGTTTATTATATTCTATATCGCTATATTTAGTAAATCCAATTCTTTTAACACCAATAGGTAGTTCGCAATATCCATTAACACATCCACCCCTATTATTATTATATTTTTTATTAGATTTGTAATAAGGACATTCATTATTGGAAGAGCATTTTTTATCCCATATACTATAATATTTTTTCTCAATTCCTTCCTTTGTATAATAAGAGTCACATTCAAACTTATTTATAATATTGTTATTACCAAAGCACGCATATATATCTTTATTTAATGGATTCATAGTATTTTTTACATTATCATAATTTCTTTCGGTCTGTAGCAAATAATCTTTAGGCAATTCTAATCGTGTTATAAAATTTTCTATTGTTTGAACATTTTGAATAATATCATATTTCATAGTAGGTATTAATGCTAAATCATTGCTTAAAAATATATCATAATTTTTATCATCATCATCTTTGTTAAAGTAATATCTTATTCTATTATAATTATATTCTATTACAGGATAGAATAATTTTAACCTATATATATCAAAATCTTTTAATCCATTTATATAATATCTTGAATATTTTAATGTTTTCATATATTCGCTACCGATAACAACGTAAGTAAATAAATAATCAAATTGTTTTTCTATAAATTTTAAATCACCCACTTTAATTTTTCTTAATTTTATTTTTGTAATATCTTGTCTATATGCTTTAACTATTGCTTGAATAAATAAATAATCGCTCATATAAATATATCCTATCGTTTTTCCGCTAAAATCCCATATACATTTTTCTACTCCGAGTCTTGTATGACTTAAACATACAAATATACCTTGATTATATACATCGCTTACTTTAACATTATTATTTAATATATATTTTGATATATATGGGTCTATTAAAAATTTGTATTTAGTTGTATTAATTTTTGGAATATTTGATATTTTATCATATTTTTTCATATAATCAATAGTACTTACTAAATCAGAATGTACTATTGGAAATAAATTTTTTTTGTCAATGTTTAAGATATTATCATTAATATATGTATAATCATCATCATTTGCAAAATATTCATTATATGTAGCATATAAATAATTTGTAAAATATTCATTATATACACCAAATACGTATAATATGTATAATAATATACATAAAGTAATTATTATAACAACCAATATATTATTCATTTTTTTCTTTCCTTATTAAAGTAGTAGATAAAGAATGATTTCAAGAAAAATTATAAGTATTTCTATATATTTAATAATAGTTATACTAATATTTGTAATAAAACCCGATATAATGTTTAATTCAGAAGGTGAAATGAAACATTTTGGCTATTATAATAATGAAGAAACTACAATTATACCTGTAATATTAGTATTACCAATATTAGCATTGCTATTATTTATACTTACATTAATAATTGAATGTATATATACGTAATATATAAAAATTATAGAATTAATGAAATAAATTGAATTATGGAAGAAAATATAGAATTATTAAATATATTATGTGGTAATATAATATTCTATAAAGATATATTAAATTGGTTGAAAAATTTTAATTATAATTTAAAAATATCAAAAGATAGTTGCATTATAATAACAGGTAAAACATGTATAGGTAAAACGTATTCAATCAATAAAATTTGTTCAATAATAAACTATGATATTATTAATATAAATAATAATAATTGTTTTAATTCTACAGAATTAACGGATATTATATTTAAAAGTACAACTTCTTCGCTTGTACAACAATTAACTAATAATATTAAAAAAAAGGTAATAATTATCGATAATTTTGATTGTATATATATGGCAGATAAAACTATAAATACAACACTTTTAAAAATATTAATAGATAATAAAATAAAGAATATACCTATAATTTGTATTGCGAATGAGGAGATAATTAGAAAAATAGGCGATATTAAGAAATTATGCAAAATATATAATTTAGAAATACCTTCAAAAAGCGAAATATGTAATTATTTATCAAATATTAAATATGAAAAAAAGAAGTTATCAAAAAGTTATATTGAAAAATTATATGATATGTCCAAAGGTAATTTGAATAAATTATTTAATAATCTCGATAAAAAAAATGATGAAATATTATACGAAGATACGCCTGACGATGACATTGATGTAAATATATTATATTTAAATACTTTTGATAGAAATAAGGTAGTAAAAATTATTAATAAAGAACAATGGGCTATACCTTTAAAATTTCATGAAAATATAATAATTGAATTAAATAATCGCAATATATCGCAGAAAAATAAAATAGAGTATTATAAACAATTTATAGATATTATGTGTCTATACGATTATTATATGTATAAAAATAATAATGAAATATGTGTTTCTATATTTGCTTATAATATATACCAGTTATCTTTATTTAAATACAAAAAGGGTGCTGTTCATAATTTAGGAAAATTTACTAAAATATTAACATATTTATCATTACAGAAAAAAAATATTAAGCAAAATTATAAATGTAATAAATTTCCTTTATATCAAATACAAAATTATCATATTAATTTGTGCAATAGAAAATTTATTTCCTTTAATTAGATAATCAAAAATAAATATGAATAATATAGGATCCTCCCAAGAAAACAAAGGTGTCGTAGAAAATATCAGTAAATCAATTGAAGAATATGTATCGAGCACTAAAGATAGTATAGTAAATAATCAAGTTGTAAATAAAGGTTCTGAGGTATTTAAAACGGGTACTCAAGTATTTTCAACTGCTGTAAATAATATGAATATGGAAAATGCTAAAGAAGTTATGATGGATACTGTTACAAATAGTTCAAGTTCTATATATTTTATAATATTCCTTTTAGTTTTAGCAGGAATAGTATGTTATATAATATACTATATAATAGTTGATAATGTAATATATCAAAAAAGAATATTATTACCAGGAACTGAATCACCTTTATTATGTACTAAATATACTAAACTTCCTTTTAGTGATGTACTTGATAGTGGTAATGGCAACAAAAGATCTTATTGTTTTTGGATATATATATTAGATATTCAATCGCAAGCTGGTGAATATAGACATATTGCAACTATAAGCAAAAAAGGAAATAAAAATAATGAAATTGAAAAATCTTCATTATGTATAAGAGTTAATAAAAATAGAAATTCTATCGAAGTTAGATTTGGAACAAATAACTCAACACCTTCACCAGTATCTTTAACTGAACCAAATAGAAGCTCTTTTTTAACTACTGATATAATGATTGGAACAACACCTATTAAATATTTAACAGGCGTAGAAATAAAGTATGTGCCAATTCAAAGATGGGTACATGTAGGTATTGTAATAAATGATAATGGCGGTGGAAGTATAACAACTTACATAGATGGAAATTTTGTCGAAACAATAAATAATAAAAATGTTAAAGAACAAGAATATTCTTCTGGGGCTCAAATAGATACAAATAGATTGAATTTGGATCATATTGGGACATTATTTGTAGGTGGAGAAGAAACTCCTCCTACTGAAATTCCTATGGGATTTTCAGGTCTCTTTAGCAGATTTACTCTATTTAATTATGATTTAAATAGAAATGATATATATAAAGAATATAGTTCAGGACCTATTAAAGGTGGACTCTCTTCTCTCGGTTTAGCAGCGTATGGAATACGAAATCCTATATATAAATTAAATAATACAGAACCTGTTGTATACTACTAATAAATTTATATAAATGTATATAAATTTTTTTATTTTTTATTTCCATATTTAAATTAGATAGATAAAAATTTTTAAAATGGAGTATCACCCTATTACGCAAATTATAATATCTTTAATAATATTATTATTAATGGGATATGTAGCATATAATATATATTTAATAGAACTTCGCCATATGTTCAAAGGAAATAATGATATAAGAAAAAGTACTGAGATATTTACCGGAATTTTAGATTATAATTTAGGAGAAGGTATGTTTAATACTATTAATAAATTGCATCCATATTATATCGAAATGTCCCCTTCTATAAATCAACAAGGAGGTGCCGAATATAGTTATAATTTTTGGTTATATGTAGATCAAAATAAATTAACTAAATTAAAAGAAAGTCCGGATGCAGCTCCTAATAAAAAAGATATAGTACTATTTTATAAAGGTGAAAAAATATTTTATTCTAATAAAAATAATTATAATTGTCAATATAAAAATGGAAATAATTATATTAATTTAATAACAAAAAATCCTCTTGTCAGAATAAATTATGATGGTACAAGTATGGCAATAGATTATAATAATATTTTATCACCTGATTCATATCAAAATAATTCTATTTATAAACCTTGCGAATTTCAAAGTCCTAATTTAGACTGGCACGAAAAAAATAAAAATATGCTTGGTATATATGATATAACTTTTAATAATAAATGGTTTATGGTTACAATTGTCATTAAAGAAGTTGCTGATAATAATAATATATTAACAAAAAATCGTGCTTTATGCAGACTCTATATAAATGGTATGTTAATTTTTGAAAATAAAGTAGAAACAATGTATAATGATGATATATATTCAGCAACAATAAAACATAATAAATCACCCTTTTATGTTAATCCAGAATTTGATTATGGTTCTAGTAGCGTAGATGTTATAAAGAATATTCCATATTTTAATATTAGAAAAGGTATATATGATAATGAAACAAAAAATATCGATGAAAGAGATAAAGCTAACATTTTAAGAGTAGCTGATTTAACATATTTTAATTATGCTATTGAGCAAGATAAGATAACGAGTATTTATAGAGATGGATTTAGAAAAGAGCTTGTAACTATAGTAAAACTTAAGGAAAGAAAACATTATGTATTATCTCAATATGAGTTAGACAATAATAAGATAAAAGAGTTGTAATATTAATATATATAAATATTAAAACAATGCCTCCTAAAATATCATTAGCCGAATTATATACATTGAAGGATAAAAAAGAGCTATCTAAATATATCACATTTGATAATATAATTAATATATGCCATAAAAAAATAAAGAACACGGCAACTATTGGTGGAATGAATATATTTTATGAAATACCATATTATATATATGGGAAACCATTATATAAAATAGAAGATTGTATTAAATATGTCGTAGAATCTTTAAGAAATAATGGATTTTTTATACAGATTCTTCCTGAACCAAATACAAATATGATATATATATCATGGAATCCGAACGAAATAAACAAAAAAAAATTACTAAAATAAAGTATATAAATATATATTTATATTTATATAATAATATAATGCAAATTTTTATTAAAACATTGACAGGTAAAACTATTACATTAGAAGTTGAATCTTCAGATACTATTGATATGGTTAAAAGTAAAATTCAAGACAAGGAGGGAATTCCTCCCGATCAGCAGCGTTTAATTTTTGCCGGTAAACAATTAGAAGAAGGTAGAACTTTAGCAGATTATAATATTCAAAAAGAATCAACGTTACATTTAGTTTTAAGACTTCGTGGAGGATGAAGTGTATAATAATTTTTATTATTTTTTTATAAAATTTTAGTAAAATATTAAAATGTTCTAATTTTTTCAATTTTTTATAAAAATTGATTATATTTTGTAAATAAATTATTATACAAATGTCTAACAACATGAACGTATTCGCCAATTCTCTCATCAATACTGATGAGTATACCGAAATTTTTAATGACAATTACGATGTCACTCTTCTAAACAAGTCAAATAAGCAGAAGTTTAAGAATGATTATAGTAACGAAATTCAATCTAAGATTAATAGCCGCATCATTCAATTGCGTAAAAGAGATGCTCGCTATTCTTTGAAGAATCGTAGAACTATTAATAATGATTGGAAGAGTTTTAATAACAATCAGTAAATTTAGTGTATTAGTTATGTATATTTAGAGTTGTGTTGTATACGTAATACATAATATGTAATATATATTATATATTATTTTTATATTTTATATTTTTTATATTTTTTATATATAGAATATATAGAATTATGAAAAAAACTACTAAGATAGTATTACCTAAACCAAACACTAACGTAAATATAGATACTTTTTTTTCATCAAGATTAATACATTTTGATGATGAAAAAAAAGGAATATTAAATATTGTAAAAATTAAAAGAGATTATATCGATTTACCCTCTACCGATAAAGTAAAGACTAAAACATCTACTGGTAAAGTAAAGACTAAAACATCTACTGGTAAAGTAAAGACTAAAACCTCTACAGATAAAGTAAAGACTAAAACCTCTTCTGGTAACGCTAAGACTAAAACCTCTTCTGGTAAAGTAAAGACTAAAACCTCAACCGATAAAGTAAAGACTAAAAGTCAAAGATATTATTAGATAAATATATTGTAATATATTAGATAATATGGCTTCTCTAAATTTAACGAAAAGCGAAACAAATATAAACAAACAGCTCGATGATTTATACGCACAAAATAAGGAAAAAATAATTGAATGGCTTGACAAAATTAAAGTTTATGATTTTTCTAAAGATAATAAATTACCTGGATTATTTAATAAATCTAAAATACAAATTAATACTGAAAAGGCAAATGGTGTTTATAATTTAATTTTAAAATGGATCAAAAGTAATATGGATAAATTTCCTAATTATGATTTTACAAATATTCCAAACAGCAATTTTATATCTTTAACACATAATAGCAAGAGTCCTTCATCACAAATTAAGAAATTCAGTACAGTTGCTGAAGTAGAAATGTGGTGCCGTAATTCAAAAATACACCCTATTAAAAATACTCCTATGCTTACTTTGAATATGGAATATTATAAAATATATGATAAAGCATTTTTGATATTAAAAAAAAATAAGGTTCCTTATGATTATATGAAAACTATTCTACCTAAAGATTATGTTTTATTTGGTTCTATAGATATACTTTATTATTTATGCATAAATAAAACCTATGAAAATATTATCAATGAAGTATATAAATTTAATAAATTAGAACTTGCTGTATGCAAAATATTTACTGAATTATTCAGAACTAAATTAATATCTTCTATAAGAGGATATATTACTCTAATTGGAGAAAATTCAAATATGACAAAAAATGAAATCGCATTATTAAAAAGATCTTTTTTTGGAAGGGCTTATAATACTATTATTGACTTTGTAGATTCGTTAGTTTTAAAATTGAAAATATCATTTTTTGGTAACAATTATATGAATATTTTAGATTATTCAGATAAAATTAAAAAAATAAAAGAAGATAATTATATAATTTGCTATTTCATAGATTTCTTAGATAATAATAAATTTAGCGATGGAACAAATATAATAGATTATTTAAATATAGAATATGCTAAACCTAATTTGCCTTCCGATGATTGGATTATGAATATTATGAAAATTTATAATAGTTATAAAGCTATTTATAATGATATTAACGATTGCTTTAATCCAGCTACAGGTATAATAGAAAATTACGAAGATAAGAAACTCCTCCCTATAAAAGATCCATTAGATGATTTTTTTGAAGAATTTGAGAAAAAATTAGAAGAAATTAAAAATCCTATATATTCACAATTAATTGATTTAACAACTTTTAAACCTAAAGAGAATTTAAAGTATTTAAATGATGCCCAATATGCTGAATTTAAAAGAGAGAGAAATAAATACGATGCATTATGGAAAAAATATCAAGATACTCAAAAATTATATGAAACAACAAGACAAGGTAGTAGCCCTAAACCTCCCGTAAAACCTACTATAACTTTACCTTGGGGAAAAGTACATACTATAGCCAGAGAAATAGACCCTATACACATAAAAGATGAAGTTATGGTAAAGTTTAGAGAAGAATATGCCAAAGTTGAACCTATAATTGATGAATATAACATTCTTAAAAACATGTCATACAAAGAATTAAAAAGACGCATGGGGCGTTCTCCAACAAGTGCCGAAATGAGATTGTTTGATGACAATGAATTACTTCGCATGACTAAGGAAGAAATAGTAGATAATGTTTTATATGATTATTCAGGATTAGCTGATAAATGTAGTGAAAGTATAGATATATTAACAAACGAAGAATTAGATGATGAAAATTATCCTTTAGCTAAATTACAACTTATGGTAAGACTTAAAGTTTATATTCCTGGCTCTACAAAATATAGAACAGAATGTATATATGCTCCTAAGCTCTATAATTATTTAATAAAATGTATAAATAATAAAGAGTATTTTGTAAATCCTGTAACTAAAACCAGATATACAGAAGAACACATTGAAGAATTAATAAAGGTAATGAGAATAGTAGATCCCAATATAGAACGACCTGTATTCGTAAAACATAGAAATGATAGATTATTAAAATTAGAATATAAAGTTGAAACAATTAATTATAATAGCTTACACAATAGTTTTGGAAATATAAATTCTATAACATATTATAAATTATATTTGTCTCGTACTTTAGGTGGTGTAGAATATAATATATATAACTTATGTACTATACCTGCTATTATTGAAATAGATGGAGAATTTGCATCTGGCTCGGCTGATATAACATCAAGTACTATGTTATTTAGAATATATAAATTATTCAATGATGGAATGTTATTATATAACTATGTTCCTCCATATCATTATGTATCAGCGACACAATTTCTAAATCACGTTTTTGTTAAAATATTTATTCATTTTAATAGCTTCAGAACACGTAAACAATGGATTAAAGATGATACAACAAAAGAACAATTTATAAATATGTTTAAAAGATATGCTGAAGAAATAAATAGTTCTATATATTAGTTTATATATTATTTTAATAATTTAATAATTTTTATATTAGACTATATTAGAATATTAATATGGCTTCTGTTTCAAAAAAAGAAAAAGATTTATATAAATCTTTAGATAAATTATATAATAAAAATAAAGAAAGTATTATAGCATGGTTAGATGAAGTAAAAAAAGTTGGAGGAAGTTCTGAAAAAATTCCTGGATTATTAAATAATAGTAAAATACAAATAATTACTGAATCAGAAGATGGTGTATATAATTTAATTTTAAAATGGATTAAAGAAAATAAAGACAAATTTGAAGGTTATGATTTTGCGGGTATTCCAAATAGCAAATATATATCATTATTAAATGACCCAACATCAAGTGTTAAATTATATAAAACATTTAAAACAGTAGCCGATGTTGAAGACTGGATAATTAATCCATTAGTTAATCCAATTGACGGAACACCTTTATCGCCAACAAGCGATCAATATTATGATTTTTATTCAAAAGCTTTCAATATTATGAGAAAAACTATTAGCTATGAACAAATATATTCTAAATTTCCAAAAGTGCATTTATTATTCGGAGAATTAGATTTTATTTATTATAGTTGCGTTAAAAATGTTTTTATAGATTGGGATAAACTATATAACCAAACTATTAAAAAAGGCAAGGAATATTATTTGTGCGAATTACTAACAGAAAATATTGAAAATACACAAAATAAATATACCATATTAGATACTGAAATTGAAATATTAAGAAATAGATTTAGCATAGCAAGAAATAATACACATTCAAGCGATGGTATAAATAATTTACAGATAATTAAAAAAATAGCTGATAGATATAAAAAATCTTTAGTTGGCTTAATTTTAAAAAAAGATTATATAGCAACTTATAAATACGAAGATATTTTAGCAGAAATATTTAAAGATATTAAAATAGTTTTTTCCCAAGGATATCAAAAAAATAATAAAGTAATTGCTATGACCGATTTTATATATTTTACAAAATTCAATAAAATGAATAATGGAGAAACTATTATTCAATTTTTAAGAAATAATAAAACTAATATGGTTGAACATACTGAATGGATTACAGAATATATAAATATATTTAAATCTTGCGAAGCAATATTAATAGATATAGATAAATGTTTTGATCCTAATTCAGGTATAATAGAAAATATTGAAGATAAGAAACTCCTTCCTATAAAAGACCCATTAGATGAATTTTTTGAAGAATTTGAGAAAAAATTAGAAGAAATTAAAAAACCTATATATTCACAATTAATTGATTTAACAACTTTTAAACCCAAGGAGAATTTAAAGTATTTAAATAATGCCCAATATGCTGAATTTAAAAAAGAAAGAGATGCTTATGATGATTTATGGGAAAAATATAAAAAGACCCGAGAATCATATGAAAAAAATAGACGGGGAAGCTCTCCTAAACCTCCTATAAAACCCACTATAACTCTTCCGTGGGGAAAAGTACATACTATTGCTAAAGAAATAGACCCTATACACATAAAAGACAAAGTTATAGTAAAGTTTAGAGAAGAATATGCCAAAGTTGAACCTATAATTGATGAATATAACATTCTTAAAAATATGTCGTACAAAGAATTAAAAAGACGCATGGGGCGTTCTCCAACAAGTGCTGAAACACAATTGATGAATGATAATGAATTACTTCGCATGACTAAGGAAGAAATAGTAGATAATGTTTTATATGATTATTCAGGATTAGCTGATAAATGTAGTGAAAGTATAGATATATTAACAAATGAAGAATTAGATGATGAAAATTATCCTTTAGCTAAATTACAACTGATGGTAAGACTTAAAGTATATATTCCTGGCAGTACAAAATATAGAACAGAATGTATATATGCTCCAAAGCTCTATAATTATTTAATAAAATGTATAAATAATAAGGAGTATTTTGTAAATCCTGTAACTAAAGCAAGATACGATGATACCCATATAGAGGAGTTAATGAAGGTAATGAGAATAATAGATCCAGATATAGAAAGACCTGTTTTCATAAAACATAGAAATGATACTTTATTAAAGATTAATTATGATACAAGAGAGTGTAACGCACTCGATTATGATTTCCATACATCTTTTTCTGGTATTATAAGTTTTTATACTATATATTTGTCTCGCGTGATAGGAGGTGTAGAATATCGTGTTTGTGATATTTGTACTATTCCAGCTGATATAGAACCGACTGGTAGTTTTGCTACAGGTTCTGCTGATTTATCATCATATACTATGTTAGTTAGAATATTTAAATTATTTAATGATGGTAAATTATTATATAATTATGCCCCCCCATATTATATAACATTGAATAATAATTATATAAAATATATAAAACTTCAAATACATTTCAATAGATATAAAACTATTAATCATTGGATTTTTGAAGATAATGGAGATGAAAGAACTAAAGAAAGTTTTATAGAAATGTTTAAACATTATGCTCAAGAAATTAATAATTATCATTATAATTAAAAATAAATTATTGTGATAGGGATTTATAATATTTTTTTTAATTAATATATTAATATATTAATATATTAATATATTAGAATAAATATATGTCTTCTCGCGAATCTGTATCAAGAAATGAAAAAGCAATATACACTTCATTAAATAGATTATATAAAACAAATAAGAATATAATTATTTCTTGGTTAGATAGAATAAAGACATATGATATTAAAGACGGAAGAATACCTCATTTATTCGGAAATTATACTATAGAGGTTATTAGTTCATCAGAAGACGATGTTTATAATTTAATGTTAAAATGGTTTAAAGCCAATAAAGATAAATTTCCCAATTATGATTTTACTGGTATTCCCGATAGTGCTTTTATATCTTTAAATTATAAATACGAATTGAGAAGTTGGATAAAAAGAGGCTATTTACTAAAGAAAACACTTTCAAAAAATCCAAATGCTATTGATTTTTTAAAAGAAAATAGCGATATAATAGAATGGAATTATTTATCAGCAAATCCAAATGCGATTGAATTATTGAGAGAAAAGATTGATAAAGAAAATAAAATGTCTGAAGATATGCTAAATAATTTATTTAATTATTATAAAATAGATTGGAATTATTTGTCAGCAAATCCAAACGCAATAGAATTATTAAAAGCAAATTATAAAAAAATAATTTGGAGTGAATTATCATTAAATCCAGGTGCTATTGAATTATTAAAAAAAAATATTAAATTGGTTCATTGGGATATATTATCATCAAATCCTGCTGCAATTGAATTATTAAATTATAAGGTCGAAGAAGAAAATAGAATGAAAAAAAGAGAATTAGAAGAATTAAGAACTGAAAGAAAGATTGATTGGAATATGTTATCTTCAAACCCAAACGCAATTGAAATCCTAAAAGCTAATCATAAAAAAATAGAATGGAGATATTTATCAAAAAACCCAAACGCTATTGAATTATTAAAAGAATATAAGGAAAATATTCATTGGGATGTCTTATCATCAAATCCAAATGCTATTGAATTATTAAAAGAATATCCTACTAAAATAAATTGGTTTTATTTATCATCAAACCCAAATGCTATAGATTTAATAAAAGAAAGAGTTGAATATGAAAATACATTAAATGAATATGAATATAAATTATTAGAAAATAATAAAATTGATTGGGATGGTTTATCGTCAAATCCAAATGCGATTGAATTATTAAGTGAAAATCGTGATAAAATAAATTGGGAGATAATATCTTCTAATCCCAGTATATTTGAACAGATAGATAGAAAAACTAAAACATTTAATAAAATTGCTGATGTTGAAAGATGGGCTATTACTCCTGATATAAATCCAATACATGGTACAAAGATGTCTTTTATAAGTAAAGAATATCAAGCTATATATACCAAAGCTTATGATATTCTTGAAGAAAAATATTATGAAGATGATGAATATATATTAGAACATTTACCAGATGTACATTTATTATTTGAAAATATAGATTTGGTTCATTATAATTGTATTAAAAATAAAAATCCCAATTATAAAGAATTATATAATAATAAAATATCCGAACTACGAATATGCGAGTTTTTATCAGAGTATATTGATGGTATTGATATAAATGGAACAATATTAGAAATTGAAATTGAAATAATTAAAAATATATTTAGTAATAATATTATCAAATCTACTGAAACTAAAAGTAATTTATTTATAATTAAAAGCTTATTTGATAAATATAATAAAGGGTTAATAAATGCTTTTTTATCAAAAGATTTTATGATGTATCACACATATCCTGCTATTATGAATACTATTGAACTTAATAATATTAAGAATCCTGTTTATTATTTTATAAAATTTTTAGAAAATAATAATATGAATAATGGAGAAAAAATAATTAAGTATTTTATAAATAGATTAAAAAAACCTAATCCTCCACATTGGTTATCATGTGCTTTAAAGCTAATTAATGATTATAAGACACTTTATAAAGATATAGATAAATGTTTTAATCCTGAATCTGGTATAATAGAAAATTATGAAGATAAACAATTGCTTCCTATAGTAGATCCATTAGAAAATTTCTTTGAAGATTTTGAAAAAAAATTAAAAAAGATAAAAAAACCTATCTATTCACAATTAATTGATTTTACTACATTTAAAGCTAAAGATGTTAAATTTTATTTAAATGATGTAGAATATTCTAAATTTAAAAAAATAAAAGATAAATATGATATTGAAAAAAAAAGATACGATGAAAAATCTTATAAAATGTATGAAGAATCTCTTAAAAACGATGGAACTACAACAAGAAAAGATAGTAGTCCAAAGCCACCTGAAAAACCTATATTTGAACTTTCTAATGGAAAAAAACATGTAATTGGTAGAGATTTAGATCCTATACATATTAAAGATAATGCATTAAAAACTTTTAACATAGAATATCAAAAAGCTTTACCTGTTATTGAAGAATATAATAAGATTAAAAATATGTCTTATTTAGAGCTAAAAAAATATTTTGATAATTCATCATCTCCTTCAAGTGCTTCAAAAAGAATAATTAAAGAAAATAAATTACTTCACATGACTAAGGAAGAAATAGTAGATAATGTTTTATATGATTATTCAGGATTAGCAGATAAATGCAGTGAAAGCATAGATGTATTAACAAATGAGGAATTAGATGATGAAAATTATCCTTTAGCTAAATTACAACTTATGGTAAGACTTAAAGTTTATATTCCTGGAAGTACAAAATATAGAACAGAATGTATATATGCTCCAAAGCTTTATAATTATTTAATAAAATGTATAAATAATAAAGAGTATTTCATAAATCCTGTGACTAAATCAAGATACACAGAAGAACATATAGAGGAGTTAATGAATGTAATGAGAATAATAGATCCTAATATAGAAAGACCAGTATTCATAAAACATAGAAATGATACTATGTTAAAAATAAAATATTCTATAATTGAAATTGATGATAATTTTGACGAATCTTTGGGAAGTATTATAAGATTTTATAATATATATCTGACGCGTAAGATTGGGGATAAGGAATATAACGTATATAATATATGTGTAATTCCAGCTGATATAGAACCGACTGGTAGTTTTGCTACAGGTTCTGCTGATTTATCATCATATACTATGTTAGTTAGAATATTTAAATTATTTAATGATGGTAAATTATTGCATACTTATACACCGCCTTATTTTATCCCAATACAAGATGATGGTGAATTTTACTATCAATATATTAAACCATTAATACATTTTAATAAGTATAAAAATATAGATGATTGGATTTATGATGATAAGTTCTTAAAATCAAAAGACGAATTTATAGAAATGTTTAAACGTTATGCTGAAGAAATTAATAATTATCATTATAATTAAAAATATATTAATATGATTGAGATTGATGAGATTGATAATATTTTTTTTTATTATAATATATAATTATATTAGAATAGTTTTCAATATATGTCTTTATTAAATGAAAAAAGTATTCATAAAGCGTTAGATGAATTATACTTAGAAAATAATAGAATTATTAAATGGTTAGATGAAATTAAAAAACCAGAAAATCAAAAAGATGGGAAAATACCTAATTTATTTTTAAAATCGATAACCAAAATAAAAATAGATGGCGATACCTATAATTTAATTTTAATTTGGATTATGAAAAATATTGATAAATTTGAAGGATATGATTTTACAGGTATTCCTGAAAGTCAAAATGTATCTTTAATTGATTTAAAAAATGTGAAAAGTTTTACTAAAATAGAAGATATTGAAAGATGGATTTCTAATCCTGAAATAAATCCTTATGATGGAACACCTTTACTTCCTTCAAGTGATATATATTATAATATTTATGTAAAAGCTTTTAATATTTTAAAGAAAAATAATATTTCTGATAATAATATTAGATTTAAATTACCATTAAATCATGTATTATTTGGAGATATTGATTTAAATTATTATAAATATCTTAAAGAAAAAGTACCAGATTTAGATGTTAAATCATACCCAATATTATTTAAATATAATAATAAAAATCTAATTATTTGTGATTTCCTAATAGAAGATATAAATGGAATATATTATAGACAAACTATTTTTGAAACTGAAATAGAATTACTTAGAAATAGATTTACAAATAATAGTAGATCAAAAAATTTAGATAATATTAAAACATTGTTTAATGATTATAATCAATCATTAATTGAATCATTAATATACAAGGATTATATAGGCGAATATGGATTTAATAAAATAATGGAAAAAATAGAAGATGGAAATGTTAACATTAATATATTTAAATATTTTTTGAAATATAATATGTTATCAAATGGAGAAACTATAATTGACTTTTTTATTAAATTAAAGAGAGAATCTAATACACCACAATGGATTATTGACGCATTAGAAATATATGATAATCATATGTTAATATATAAAGACGTTGCAGATATTTATAATCCTGAATCAGGTTTAATCGAAAATATTGAGGATAAAAAATATTTACCTATCAAAGATCCACTTGAAGACTATTTTGAAATATATGAAAATAAATTGCGTGAAATTAAAAAGCCTATATATTCACAATTAATCGATTTAACAACTTTTAAACCTAAAGAGAATTTAAAGTATCTAAATAATGCTGAATATAAAAAATTTAAAAAAGAAAAAGATAAATACGAATCTCATAGGAAAAAATATCATGATAATTTAACATTATATGAAGAAACAAAAACGGGTAGTAGTCCTAAGCCTCCGGAAAAACCAAAAATAACTCTACCATGGGGAAAAGAACATACTATAGGTAAAGAAATAGACCCTATACATATTAAAGATTTCGTCGTAAAAAAATTTAAAAAAAAATATGAAAAGGCTATACCTTCTATTCAAGAATATAATAAGATTAAAAATATGTCTTATTTAGAGCTTAAAAAATATTTTGGCAATTCATCATCTTCTTCAAGTGCTTCAAAGAGAATAATTAAAGATAATGAATTACTTCATATGACTAAACAACAAATCGTCGATAATGTTTTATATGATTATTCTGGGTTAGCTGATAAATGTAGTGAAAGTATAGATATATTAACCAATGAAGAATTAGATGATGAAAATTATCCTTTAGCTAAATTACAACTTATGGTAAGACTTAAGGTTAATATTAGAGGAACAAAAAAATATAGAACTGAATGTATATATGCCCCAAAGCTCTATAATTATTTAGTAAAATGTATAAATGATAAGGAGTATTTTGTAAATCCTGTAACTAAATCAAGATACACAGAAGAACATATAGAGGAGTTAATGAAAGTAATGAGAATAATAGACCCAAATATAGAAAGACCAGTATTTATAAAACATAGAAACGATACTATGTTAGAAATAAAATATGAATTAGAAGAGATAGATAATGACGAAGATGCTGATTATAATGATATTTCTTTTCGCGGAATTCATAAATTAAATTTTTATAATATATATATATCTCGTAATATAGGTGGTGTAGAACATATAATATATGAATTATGCACTATTCCGGCTGATATTGAACCAACAGGTACTTTTGCTACAGGTTCAACTGATTTAACATCTAATACTATGTTATTTAGAATATGTAAATTATTTAATGAGGGGAAATTATTACATAATTATTTACCACCTTATTGTATCGAAATAGAAGATGAAGAAGAAGGTTACTATCAATATATTAAGCCAAAAATACATTTTAATAATTATAATAGATTATATCAATGGTTTTGGAAAAATGATGAGCCTATTACAAAAGACGAATTTATAGCTATGTTTAAACATTATGCTGAAGAAATTAATAATTATATATATTAATATTGTTTAAAAAATGATTAAAATTATTCTTTTTCTCAGATATTTATTAGATACTCTCTAACAATGTCATCAAGATTGAAAGAAATTTCTGAGAAAAAAGGAGATATATTATCTAAAATCTTAAAGGTAGACCCTAAAAGCCTTAAGGTATCTAAAATTCCTAAGCTTTTGCGTTCAAGTAGTTCTGGACCAAATACAAAAGTAATTACAAATATACAAGAGACAATAAAAAATCCTCTATTTAATCTCTCAATAGCTGATTATGAATTAATGTGTGGAAATAAGATGATAATTAAAATGATGCCTATTGTTTTAGAATGCGACGAAAAACAACTAAAAAAGTTCTGTAAATATATCAATGTCTTTAAGGAAAATATTAATTCATCTCCAAAATCTATTAAGAATAAAATAAAATCTAAAATAAGTCTAAATAAACTACCAGATGATTTGCTTACTAAAATTGTAGAAAAATATAAAAGTTTATTTAAAGTAAAGCATGTATTAAGAGATTGGATACCATTAAATAAACTAAATTGGAAATATTTGTCTGAAAATCCAAATGCCATAGATTTATTAAAAGCGAATAAACATAAAATAGTATGGGAAATTTTATCTTCAAATCCGACTGCTATTGAATTATTAAAAGCTAATCGTAATAAAATAAATTGGGATCTTTTATCAAAAAATACAAATCCAAAAGCGATTGAAATGTTAAAAGCTAATCGTGAAAAAATAAATTGGGATTATTTGTCTTCAAATCCAAATGCTATTGAATTATTAAAAACAAATAGAGATGAGATAAATTGGGTAGCATTATCATCAAATCCAAATCCTGCAGCTATAGAATTATTAAGAGAAAATCTTGACTTGGTTAATTGGGATTTGTTATCATCAAATCCGGCTGCTATTGAATTACTAATAGAAGAAGAAAATCAAGATAATATAAATACAAACTTATTATCATCTAATCCTAACGCTATTATCATATTGGAGAATAACCCAGATATAATATTTTGGGATTTTTTATCAACAAATCCGAACGCTATTGAATTACTAAAAGCTAATCCTACAAATATTCATTGGAGTTATTTATCGGAAAATAGAAATGCCATAGATTTAATAAAAGAGAGAGTAAAATACGAAAAAAGGCTAAATGAAAGACAATATAGAATGTTGAGAAATAAAAATAAAATAGACTGGAATGCGTTATCATCAAACCCTGCGATATTTGTGGAAACTGTTGTATAAACTATGATTAAAATTATTCTTTTTCTCAGATATTTATTAGATACTCTCTAATAATAAATCCAGCTGCTGTTGAATTATTGAAAGATAGAGTTATATATGAAAATGAATTAAGTAAAGAAGATTTAAAATATATGGATAATAAAATAGATTGGAAGGCTTTATCGGAAAACCCTGCTATATTTGAAGCAAAATAATTGTATAAAATAATAAATCTAATTATAGTTTATGCAATTATTTTGAGTACATAATTTATTTTTTCTTAAAGTTTCTAAAGTTTTCTGAATTTTCTAAATATTTTTTAATTATGTACTCAAAAAATAAATAAGTAAAGCTTTCATTCTAATATTTCATCGAATATGGCAGGGTTTCTCGAAAAATAACTCCAGTTTATGTTATCTTGATTTTCTTTTAACAATTCTATAGCATTTGGATTTCCTGATAACCAAAACCAATGTATTTCATCAAGATTTTCTCTTAATAATTCTATAGCTATGGGGTTTGGATTTTTTGATAATCTACTCCAATTTATTCTATCTTTATTTGCTAAAAGCAAATCCATAGCATTTGGGTTCTCTGATAATTTATTCCAATTTATTTCATCGGAATTTTCCTTTAATAATTCAATGGCAGCAGGATTTGCAGATAACATCTCCCAATTTATTTTATTACGATTAGATTTTAATAATTCGATAGCAGCAGGATTTGCTGATAACTCATCCCAATCTATTTCATCCATATTTTCTTTTAATAATTCTATAGCTTCTGAATTTTGATTTGATGATAACCATTCCCAATCTATTTTTGAAGGATTTGTTCTTAATAATTCTATAGCTTCTGAATTTGGATTTGCTGATAATAATTCCCAATCAATGTTATATTTATTAGCTTTTAATAATTTGATAGCTTCCGGATTTGGATTTTTTGATAAATAATTCCATTCTATTTTATTCGGATTTGCTTTTAATAAATCTATTGCATTTGGATTTTGTGATAAATTCCAATTTAAATTATTTATAGGTATCCAATCTTTTAGCACATATTTTACTCTAAAAATTTTCTTGTATTTCTCTATTATTTTTTCGAGGATATCTTCTGGTAATAAACTAAGGCTTCCTCTCCTTTTTGTTGCGGTAATGTTTTTTGCTGCTTTCATTTTATTCTTAATAGATTTTGGAGATGACTTGATATTCTCGGCGAAGACATTGATGTATTTACAGAATTTTTTAAGTTGTTTCTCTTCGCAACCTATTACTTTTGACATCAGTTTAACCATCATCTTGTTACCACACATAGCTTCGTAATTGTTTATACTGAGCTTAAAGAGAGGATTGTTAATTCTTGATTGCATATTAGCAATCAACTGAGTACTGGGCCCAGAATCTATTCCTAAAAATTTAGATAATTCATCTCCCTTCTTCTTAGTTAATCTTTTAAGTTTACCAGAAGACATTCGTGTATATAAGAGTTATTCTATTAATATAGTAAGGAAAAAACATCTTTATATAGAATCTCTTGATAAATAATTATTCTAATATTTCATCAAAAATAGCAGGGTTTTGTGATAAAAAATCCCAAATTATATTTTTAGGATTTTTTTTTAATAATTCTATAGCAGCCGAATTTGCTGATAACGCATTCCAATCTATTTTTGAAGGATTTTTTCTTAATAATTCTATAGCTTCTGGGTTTGGATTTTCTGATAAATTGATCCAATCTATATCATTTGGATTTGCTTTTAACATTTCGATAGCTTCTGGATTTGTATTTTGAGATAACATAGACCAATCTATGTTATTTTTATTAGCTTTTAATAATTTTATAGCTTCGTCATTTGGATTGGATGATAAAAGATCCCAATCTATTTTTGTAGGATTAGCTTTTAATAATTCTATAGCTCTTTGATGTGGATTTAATGATAATCTATACCAATTTATTTTTCCAAGATTACCTTCTAATAATTCTATAGCATTAGGATTTTGAGATAATCTATACCAATCTATTTTTTTGGGATTACTCTTCAACAATTCAATAGCTTTTGTATTTGGATTTGCTGATAGATAGCTCCAATCTATATTTTCAACATTCTTTTTTAATAATTCGATAGCTTCTGGATTTTTATTTGCTGATAAAGGGTGCCAATATATTTTTTTAGGATTAGCTTTTAATAATTTAATAGCATTAGGATTTTCCGATAACATCTTCCAATTTATATTTTCATAATTTTCTTCTAAAATTTCTATAGCATTTGGATTTCCAGATAAAAATCCCCAATCTAATTTCTCAGGAGGTATCCAGTCTTTTAGTTTATATTTAACCCTTGAAAAAAGGGTCTTGTATTTATTTACTATTTTTTCAAGGATATCATCAGGTAATGCATGCAGGCTTCCTCGTCGCATTGATGCATTAATGCTGTTTGTTGCCTTCATTTTGTTCTTGATAGATTTTGGAGATGACTTGATATTCTCAGCAAAGACATTGATATATTTACAGAACTTTTTGAGCTGTTTATCGTCACATTCAAGCACTTTAGACATTAGTTTAATCATATACTTATCACCACACATGGCTTCATAATCGGCCATACTGAGCTTAAATAGAGGATTGTTAATTCTTGATTGCATATTAGTAATTAGCTGAGTACTGGGTACAGAGTCTATTCCTAAAAATTTAGATAATTGCTTACCTTTTTTCTCTGTTAATCTTTTAAGTTTACCAGAAGACATTTATATCTGATGTATGTTCTATTAAATTATTAAGATTTAAAACAAGTAGTATAGAATATAATTTATTTTTTCTTAAAGTTTCCAAAGTTTTTTGAAAATTCTAAATATTTTTTAATTATACGCTTATACTACTCGCTTTTATAATTATATAAAAAATGATATTGTTATAAATATCTATATTATTCATTGACAAAATGCAAACAATATTAGAAGACATTCGAAATTATGTAAATGTCAAAGACAAATTATTAGACCTTTATAACAATAAGTTTCAATTAAAAGAGGACATTTTATATTTTATTAATGATTATTGTCCTGTTATATATGGTATATCTAAGATAAGTTACAAAAGATTAAGAAGAATTAAAGCATTTTGTCTTAAAGAGAAAAAATATATATATCTATTATCATTAATAATAAATAATAATGATAATTGTAATAGTCATATAAATAGATATATAGGATGTCTTACGATAGAAGAAAGAGATAAGTTAATACTATATATACATACTAAATATAATAATCAACTAAATAGAAATAATGGTCTATAAGTTTTATAATCATATATAGTCTCTTTGTACATTAAATAAAAACTACAATAATAACGTAAAAATGTTGTTATAATATTTTCTACTATTAATTTGTTTTCTATATTTGGAAGCACATTTAAAGAAAAAACTACTCCTGGAACAACTATTGCCCATATTTTTTTATTATCCCACCCTTGTTTTATACGCATATTATAAGAAAAAATATACAAGTAACATATAGCAAAATCGGCAAATTGTGAATAAAATTTTCTTAAAATTACATGATAAAGATATAATGGATATATTAAAGTTAAAGCATATACTATATGATAATGCGATGAGTTACATTTACCTTTCCTTACAAGTGTCATCATAAAAGCTGCTGATTGGATCGCATATAATGGAGCAAAACTTAATGTAGGTGAAAGATTTCCTGAGAATACAGCCATTATTGTAGCACCAAATTGTTTTTTAGCATATTCATATTTTATTTTTTGAATTTCGTAATCGCTTAAATTGTTTGGATAAGGCATCGCATTTGTAGTTCTTTTATCTACATCTCCATATTTTGCCGTTATTATACTTGCTGTTTTAATGCAACTAACTATAAATATATATTTTATAAGAGATTCTGATAATAAAGCATATATATATTTATTTTTAAAATAATCTAATTGTGTAGGCCACAATTCAAGTAATGTTATTATTGTTAAAATAACATGTCTACATGAAAATAATATAGAATGTAACCTAAATTCACGCCATATCATGGGACTTGTAAAATTTCTTTTTTCTGGTAAATGTATTGATAAAGAAGCTATTGGTAATAATCCGTGTATTAATACTGAAGAACATGAAAAAAATTTATTTTCAAATTCTGGAAATGATGTACCATATACTATAGCGTAATAAAAACGCAAAATAAAATTAAAAACTGCTAAAAAACCTAATGTTTTATGTATATGATATTTATCATGATTTGTAAAAAGATGTGCCATTATATATATGTATAATTATTTAATATTTTATATATATTTAATATAAGTTTAATATAACCATCTAAGATGGATATTAGAACACTCTGGAGTATATTGAAATGGGACACTATTTTGAATTAAAAGTTTTTCATTTTTATTATAAATTGTATTATCTTTATCATATAGTTCTTTAATGTTTTTCCAATCATTGTGATTAAAATCACAAGTATCCATTACATATTCTTTAATACTATCAAATCCTTGATTATGTATTTTGTTATTTAACTTATAATCTTCAAAAATTCTCAATAATGTATTACAATAAAGCATTGGACATTTTTTATATCCTTCTGTCTTGATCCAACAAGTATTTCTGAAATGCATTGAATTGCTACAATTGCACATAGTAATATTAATATAATTAAAACTAAATAATCATTTTTTATATATTAAACTAAGAAAAATAACAAGTATTTATTTATAAATTATCTAAAAGCATAGACGAATAATTTACATTATTTTTTTGAATAGTACTATACGAAGGCCTTTGATTGACAGTTCGTGGAAATAATATATACCAATTATCTATTTTTTGTAATTTTACCCAATTAACATCTATACATCCAATATCAGTTTCACTATTATTTATTAATAATCCAACAGCTTCTTTAAAATTATCTATTAATTTATCATAATAATGTTTATTAACTATATAACCAGTTGTTGTAAAACACGCAGACGCTTTATAAATATTATTAGTAATAGGTTTTACACCACCAGTATTAATTGAAGCCGCAAATAATAAAACATCAAACGTCATATTATTTAATTTAATATAATTTTTAAAATCAATGAGCATATTATTATATTTATCTGGTTCTGTAAATAATATGTCATCTTCAACAACTACAACATAATCTAAATTTTTTTCCTTAGCCATTTCTATAACCTTTAAATGACTAATACAACATCCTAATCTTCCATCATCTGCTTTAAATGCTTCAAATCTTTCATATTTCCAATTCATTCTTTTTAGCTCATTCTCGGTATTTATTCTTCTATCTTCATAATCTTTTAAATTAATATAGTAAACATTTTCTAATAAATATTGAGTAGATTCGCATTGTGTTTTACACATAGTCCAATTATCCGGAAATAAATCGATAGTACTATATGTTATTAAATTAGAATGATGCCATTTATCAGGATAACAAATTATTTTATTAATATTATAAGTTGATAAATATGCTCCCCACCAACTGAAAGTACTATTTGCTATAATATGATGCTCGCATAAGCTCATTAATACCAATTGTTCCCAATCTTCTATGTTATCCCCTGTCTTATAATATGAACTATTTGGGAAAAGCTTCTTTAAAGGGTTAATATATGTATTTAATACATAATCATTATCTTCTTCTTCGCAAAAATAGAGAAATTTAATATTAGAATTATTTGTTTTTGACTCAATATATTTAATAGCATTTATATAATAATCTATAGGAATTATAATATTATTAACATTATGAACTTTAATAATATCACCAATTCTAAAATGTAATGAAATCATTTCGCCAGGATTTACATTTATTTTTAATTTATTTATTAAATTATTTTTTATATTATTATAATCTATGAGTTTTAATATTTCGTCTTTGTAAGAATCGAAATATTTATAAGATTGAAAATATCCAGATAATTTAATATTTTCAGTTCTGGAAATATTAGGTAATTCATTATATTGGTTTGATTTTTCTTCATATACAGGTAAATTTATAGGATAATTACTTAAGTACTTATCTAACTTACTTAAAAAATTATTCCAATAAACATTTCTAAAAGTGCAACTTGGACTAAATGATTTTCTTTCTATTACAAAGGGGTTATTATATTTCATTGAATAAGCAATGATTGTCATTATTTGAAATAATTGATTTCCTAACCCTCCCATTATATCGATTGATATCATTTAATAAAATATATAAATATATATAAATATAAATAATATATATTTATATATATTTAAAGTAATATTGATTATGTTTGCTAATATTGTTAGATTTATTAATTTAAGTAACGAAACTCCTATTATAATTTTTGGAGGTACAGAAATAAAAGATGAACCAATATGCGAAGATAATAATCATGCTAAAAATTTATCAAATTGTATTGATAATTGGGTAATTGAAGATACATCAACAAACTAAAGTAATTATATAAAAATATATCGCGTAATATATATAATTATGAATAGAGCAATTCAATTATCCGCAATTAGTAAGGGTGGTCCATTTGGTGCTGTAATAGTAGATAAAAATGGAAATATAATTGGAGAAGGTCACAATGAAGTAACTTTAATAAATGATCCTACGGCGCATGCTGAAATAGTAGCTATTAGAAGAGCTTGTGCAAATATAAATAATTTTAATTTGGAAGGATGTACTATTTATACAAGTTGCGAACCTTGCCCCATGTGTTTATCAGCTTGCTATTGGGCAAGATTAGAAAATATTCACTATGCTAATGGAAGAGAAGACGCCGCAAATATTGGATTTGATGATCAATTTATATACGATGAAATAAAAAAAGAGATGGGAGATAGAAAAATTCCAATGATATCACATGATAATAAAATTGCTAAAGAAATTTTTAAAACTTGGTTTAAAAATACAAATAATATTAGATATTAGAGTTTATTTATATAATATATTTATAGATTGTATGAGTAGTGATTTTGAAAGAAAATTGATAGAAACAAAAAGAGTAAGAGAAAAATATCCAGAAAGAGTACCTGTAATAGTAGAAAAGGCTAAAGGATGTAATTTAAATAATATAGATAAAAAAAAATATCTCGTTCCACATGATTTAACAATCGGACAATTTATATCAATAATAAGACAAAGAATTAGATTATCTCCGGATAAAGCAATTTTTATATTTATTAATAATGTATTACCATCTACTTCAGCTACGATAGGAAGTATATATCATGAAATGAAACATGGTGACGGATTCTTATATATTTATTATAATGGCGAATCTGTATTTGGATGATATTACTATATTACTTAGGTAATATGTATTATAGTAATAAAAAATATAATATTTTTTTCAATGTATATTTATAAATATACAAAAATAAAAGGCAATTTATTGTTTAGTCATTGCTAAAATAATTAACATAATTGTTACTAATATCATAGGTATTAAAGACAATAAGGATATTATCCATCCCCAAGTATGACATTCACCTTTTGTCAAACAAGTTATATTATAAGCTGTTATAAATATCATAATTAAAAAAAGTATATATAATACTAAATAGAATCCGACACCTTGAACATATATATTAAGTGATATACATACTATAGTTAATATCATAGTTATTAACAAATATACCCATGCTTGAGTTGAATAACTTGACATATTTTTATAATCTTTCTATTATTATTAATATATTTTAGATTTTATAGATATTTATGAAATTAGACTATTCATAATAGCAAAACACATTGAAGTTCTCGGTTGCATTTCATTAATAGGATTAGATGCGAAGAATTGAATTAATGTTTTAATATTTTTAACATCGTTACATTGACACAAATAATAGTAAATATTTGAACAAGTAATAAGTTTCTTACTAAATATATTTGTTTGAAGATTTCTCAATTGAGCCAAATGATATTGAATAATTGGTGCATATTGTTTATCCAACTCTCTATTCATTTTGTATCTTTTGTATGTAGGATTATATGTCGTCGTTGACTTATAATAATTATATAGATTATCTTTGATAGTCGAAATAATAGTATGAACAAGATATGTAGGGTCAATTTCTTTACTATTATTATCAGTAGGCAATTGAATATTCGGATTATAGGTTGCAATATAATCTTTAATAGTATAATTTTGTTTATTTTTCATATATACTTCTAAAATATTCATCCATACATTTGGGTTACAAGGATCTGTTTCTTCTCGGTGATTAATATAATCCGAAGAAATTTTGAATAGTTTTGCCAATCCTTCACCCGAACTCTTTTTAATGATGATACCATAGCTCAAATTATTATTAATATAATTATAAGCTCCGGTAATATTTTCAAAGAATGACGGATATTTAACACCAAGATTAAACAACTCTTGAATAGATGAGCTATTAATATCGTACTCTTCTAATGTAACTCTGTTTTTAGTATTAATGTGAACGAGCTCTTTATAATTTTCTCCTAATACGCTTGTATAATCGATAATATGTTTATTTTCACTATGAATTAGAACAAATTCATAAGCATGATCTTTATTCAAATTAGAAACAAACATTTCGCGAAGTTTTAGAGATATTTCATCATATGTTCCTACCAAATTTGCTGAAATATCTGGATTTTTACTATACATTTTATAAAGTACTTCATCAAACATAGCTCCGTGCGACAATACTGGATGGGAGAATTTCGAACTATTAGCATCTGGACAACTTGAAGTTCCGAAATACCACCTATCCTTATAATAATAAATTGTAATAATAGTACCATCATATGCTTCATAATATTTATCAGTTTCATTATATAGATTTTTTACATATTCATCATAACTAATTCTGCGTGGAATAGAATTAGCATATGTTACAACAATATTGTTATTACAAGATAAGGTAAAATCTAACACAATACTACGACATTCTTCATATAGATTTTTATATTCTAAAACATTTCCCATTTTATAATTATTGTGAAGTAGAACAAGCTCATCATTATTTTTAAATTTCTTAACTTTAATATTAGGCCAAAAGTGATATTTTTTTAGTACAGAAATTAAATTATTAGCATATGTAGCGTTACTATCATAAGTATTATAAGTTGTAAGAATTAAATCTTTAAGAGTTTGAGGGGGGACATTAGAATTTAGCTGTTCGCCGTTCATTATATTAGATGCTTTGTTAAAAAATATATATATTTAATTGTTTATATCAATTTTTATTTTTTGTGGTAAAATAATATTAGTATTCTTCTAAAAAATAACGAAATTAACAATAATAATAAAACATGTATAATGTTGTTAATAATAATAAAAAAGTATATATTCTGTATAATATTTTTATATCAATATAATCATTTGTTAAAATATATGCTCCTATTATTATTCCTAATATAGAACCGCATGCTACTATACTTGCTATTTTAAAATCAAAATAGCCCTTTTTATAATAAAAATATAACCCTGGTAATGCATTGGGTATACTATTTAAAAATAGCGATATTGCTACTGCTTGTTGGAATGATAAATTATAATACATTAGTGCAGGGATAAATAGGATCGCCCCTCCCCCACCAATAATTCCAATAGTAATTCCTATAAAAATAGAAATTAAAAAAAGTTCAATTAGCATCTTAATATATTTTAGATATTATATTATAAAAATAAATATTATTTAATATAAATATTTAATACCTATTCTTTTTTAGGAATTTTACAATATTTATCAAACCATACTTGACCTACTTCTTTGGAAGCTTCCTCTACAGATAATTCATTTTTAATAATTTTATTTCTCATATTTAGAAAATATTCTAAACTTGCATAATCGAACCCATCTTCTTTTGTAACCATAGAGTATAACATAGGGTAACGTTCTTCAAAAAAAGTTAGACAATCTATATCTTGTTTCATTTTATTCAAAAGTTCTTCATGGGAAGAACATTTATTTTTATTTTCTGTCATATATAATATAATTTCTTGGACGATATTTTTAATATCATCGCTTGATAAACCATCATTTAGAAAATCAGCTTCCTTTCTTTTTTTTGATGATTTGGCTACCATTTTTTATTTAATAATATTATATGAGATTCAATCCTTATATAAAATTATCTATTTAATATAATAGAATAATGACAAAAGAATTAGATTATGCTGTTTTAGAAACTGATAATATTTTTGTACAACCTGTACAAAAAAATGCTGGCTTATATACCGGAGACGTTTTATTTAATAAAAAACCTTGGGGGAATAGTTATAAAACACCCCCAGCAGAACCTGATGCTGTAGCATATGCTGCGCATTTTTATGCAAGCCATCACATACCATCTGGAAATAGACCAGGAAATAATACTTTAAATACAAGTAAATATAAAAAATATACAGCAAATAATATAGAAGATAATTATAATTTTAGTTGTCATGTTAATGTTTAGATAATACTTTAGATAATAATATCTTGGATATTAGGAATACATTCAATGTCTTCCTGTTTGTTATTATTAAGACTAATAGCTGATGGTTGTATTTTTTTAATAATATCTTTGTGATTTCTTAGAAAATTGCAGATATAATTATATGTTTCATTAACTTGTTCAAAAGAAACTCCTCCTGTAATTAAAATACTTCCACTTTCAAATAGAGCACCAGTAACTTTTTTACATTCATTTATTTTTTCTCCTTTTCCTTTTCCATAACATTGTTTAGGGCATGAACAAATACCATTCTTAAGCGGATTACATTTATTCCAAAAATATTCTAATTTAACTCCTTGATATATACCTGGTTGAAAAGAACATTTATTATTGTATAAATTACTAATTAATATTTTATGGATCTCTTTCCTTTTTAACCCAAATCCTACACTCAAATTACTATCACAATATAGTTTAAAATCTGTATTAATCATTCTAATTTTGAAATTTTGATATTTTAAGTTTAATTCATAATTATCTTCTCGATTATTAATAATATCTTTATCAATATTATTATATATATTGTTGATATTATCTATAATATGATTAACTATAACTTCTGTATCAGTTGTATTTTTAATACCAGTTAACTGAATATTTCCATTCTTAAATATTTTAATATTTGGCATATATCCGTTATTTTTACAAATGATGGTAACTTGGTTATCAAATCTATTTTTTTTCATTTTATTTTTTTTACTTTTTCGCTTTTTTTTGGGGTATACTCCTCTTGATAATTCTTCCCCTTCTTTCATATATTGAACCCATACTATACCATTATCTTCATTATTATTATTAATAATTAGAATATTATCAAATAATATTTTCAAATTTAAATTAATGCCTTCACCTATATTTGCGTTACAAGTAATAGTTGATACACGATATGGTGAAAAATATATATCTTCTTCCTCTAAAGCCATTTATATCACAATAATAATTATTATAATATTCTTATATCATTTTTTATTTTTTTTCGTCTCAATTTTATTATTCATATTATCTGTGATATTTTTAAGATATGATGTATTTACTATTTCGTAATTATATGTTGTAGAAATCATAGGAGGGAGATTAAGTAAATGAGTTTTATCATTTGTTAAATGACCCTTTCTGAATTCTTCTATAGTTAAAGGTCCATTAAATATATTTAATAGAAATCTCGAAGGGGCAGGGCGAATCGGTTTTGTATGACCATAATGTTTACTTAACATTTGTATAAGACTATTTATTTCCCATACTTTGTCACTTCCACAATGAGAAGAAAAATTATAAGCGTTAGCACATTCGAGTGAGCAAAAATTTCCAAATAATATATAAGTATTTGAAGTTATATTATACTTATATGGCATGCCATATATTCTTTCTTTAATATCGTGGCAACACCAATAACAATTATTAGTGGATTTTATAATATTTTCATTATCATTCTTTTCTTTATAGTACAACCCTCCGCACGTTAAATTGTCATTATTACCTTCTTTATAATCGCTTAATTGTCTGCTATAATAAATATTATTATCATCTTCTTTTACATTAATCAAATTATCTTGAATAGTATTGTATATATTCGATTCATTAATATAATAACAATCTGGTTCATAAGGTTTAGGAATTTCTAACGTTTCTTCATTTATATTTATTTTAGTTATATCATTCGCAGATAGAGGCAATTGTAAAATAATATCTTCGTTTTCAACTAAAATGACATCTTTAACAATAGTATTCATCAAACCCTTCTTTTTTTCTATTGTAGATTTATCATCATTCTTTTTATTTTTACGAGGCATATTTAATTATAAACGCTTATATTATTTATATGTATTTACTTCTTTTCATCTACATAATTTTTAAAATATGTGATACCTTTTATTATATCACTTGTATTTATAGGCAATGCCATATTAGTTTTTTTTTCAAAATTAGTATTCTTTTCAATAATACATTTTTCTTTAATTTCTCTTATCTCCTTACTTAAAGAATTTATAGTATCTATCAAATATTTAATAATAAATATAAAAACTATTATAATTATAATAGTAAATAAATCCATAATTCTTATAATTATAAAGAATATAAAAATAAATTGTAAATAAATTGTAAATAAATTGTAAATAAATTTTAACTATATTTAAAACCTGCTGTACCATTTGATATTGTTAATATATTAACATCTAAAGCATAAATTACAACTTCAAAACCCAATTTATTGTAAAAGATACCTTTTTCGCCTAATATATCATGTATATATTTTACTCTACTATTATACGCGAGATTTTCCTTTGTCTTTAAAAATAATGATGTAGTTACACGGGTATTATCATATGATCCAGCGCTAATCTGTTTTTCCGGAAATAATGAAAATGAATAGCAGTATAATCCTGTGCGAGGAATATTTGTATGGTATTTGTAAGGTACAATATTATTATAAAATTCAGCATTATTGTCTGTACGAGATATTATACCATTCCATTTTATTTCTATATTTTCTAATATTCCCATATTTTCAGTATATTCGTGTGTTGCGGTATAATTTATATAATCGTTAAAATAATTAACTACATCACTTCTTCTAACAATCCATATTAACTCTTTTATATGATGAGACGCATTAGTTATTTCGATATTTTTATTTCTTTCAAGAGCATCAAATAAAAAATGTGTTCTTTTGGGAGTACTTATTACATAATCTATATTATTTGCATTTAGCAACATTCTACTTCTTTCTACACTATCTAAAAATACATACGAACATAGTATTTCATTTCTAACATCAAATTTAGCATCAGTAGGACTTACAAAATCAACTATACTTACTTTTTTAGAATGAACTAATTCATATAAATCAGGACCAACATACATATTTAAAATATCACTCCATATTTGATATAATCCATTAAATCCCTTATCTATAATATCTATTTCAAGTAATATTTCGATATTTTGTAACTTTAATAGAGGTAGAGCTAAAGAAGGATTTTTAGTAAACCAAAAGTTTAAAGGAACTTGAATTTGTCTTCCTTTTATACTTGGGTTATTATTAGTAGAACTATATATAGATATAGGATATGTAACGTTATATAGACGATTATTTATTATACTATATTTTGGAACAAAACTGAAAGGATTAAGTAATTCATTGACATTACCTATTAATTTATTATTTTTAACACCTTCTTTATTAGTTAATTCATCCCAGATATTTAACCATTCCCCATATAATGTTTCAATTATTACACCGCCAAGTTTAAATCTTGCTTCTTTTATATAATTATAACCTAAATTAGGGATCCATCTAAATCTATAATCATTATTAGAATAAATATCTGGTATTTTAAATGTGAAAAATAAATTTGATAAAAAATCAGAATATCTGCTAATTTTGAAATTAAGTGTAGCACCTTTTATAAAACCAGCATTTGCGTTTCCTTCTGGTGTAAGATTAAATTGTTCTATTGAGAAATTTGTATGTTTATTATGCGAATATTTATAATAATTAATTTGCGGATTTTGTGTAATAAATTGCGATAATTTTCCAATTAATACAAGTTGCATTAATCCAGCACCCATAATTTTTAATTATGTATTATTCTTAATAATATAAATTGTTATTATTTATATATTTCTTCTTATAAAATTTTCTAAATCTTGTTTTGTTCTATTACCTTTATATTCTTCAGCAATATCACCATTATTAGTTATTATTATTGTAGGAAAACCAGTAATTTTATATCTCTCAACTCTATCAGAATGTTCTTTATTTTCATATTTATTAAATTGTATATTTGTACCAAATGTTACTTTTAATTCTTCCCATATTCCAGAATCGTTAAATGTAGTGCAATGAGAACACCCATTCATATAATAATATTCGATTGATTTATTTCCTGTCGTATTTCCTGTAAAATTCTCCATCAAACTATTTCCGTTAATATAATACGAAAGCATAAATATAGAAATTAATAAAACTACTATTATAACTATCAATAGAGTTATATCATTAAATGCGTATGTCGATTTTGATTTTGCCATATATAAACTTCTAAAATATTGTTAGATAATAATTAAATCAATTGTGTATTGTTTTTAGATATATTTTTATATTGTATTTTTAAATTATTATTTGTTTGTTCGCAAATATCAAATAATATTAGAGAATAAAAGGGAATACTTGTATTTTCATTATTGTAATAGCGTGATATAAAATCTATGAAAATAGTATGGTCTATCAGTAAAATTCTAACATCGAGTGCTTCATATTCTATATTATTATCGTAATTATCTATTATAAATACATCGTAATTATTCATATTTAAAATTTTTTTATATTTATCTGTGTCATAGCATACTACTATTGTTCTATATACTAAATTATTATTATATATATCTTCTAATTTATTCAATATTGAACACATATTACTAATATTATGTGTTTTTGCCTTATGTATATTATTTACTTTATATGTTTTTATAGATTAAAAAATGAGTACATAATTAAAAAATATTTAGAAATTTATAAAAACTTTTGAAACTTTAAGAAAAATAAAATTATGTACTCATTTTAATCTTCTTCAAATAAACACAAATATATATCTCTAACTATATAAGATTATTTAATATAATTAAGATATAATGAGCGAAAAAATTGTTAAAATTAATATAGAGCTATTTAAAACAGAATATAATAATATCGTAGATATACCTTCTAATATTTTAGAAAAGGTAGCTGATATTAAAAACTCATATAGTTGTTTTAACTCGTATTATGATCCTAAAATGATATGGGCTAAAAAAATATTTAATAATAAAGATAAATATAACAAACCGAAAGTTAAAAATAGAGTTCATATAATTATTCCTGAATTTACAAAAACTTCGGAGACTAAAAGAAGTTTAATAGGATATCTTAACAAATTATCTAATAAAAATAAAGATTTCATATATGAAAAGCTAAAAGATATTATTGATAATAGCAAAGATACATTAGATGAAATTTTTTCTATAATTATTAATTATATTAAAACAAATGACGATAATATATATAGTGATATTTTAGATTTCTTCGATAAAGACTTTTTAACATCAAATATTAATATATATTGGGATAATTATTTAACTAATAAAGAATGGAATCCGCCTACATATATATATGAAAATAATCTATTATTACTAAACGATGAATACAATTTATATTGTGATTATATTAAATGGAAAAAAAGTATTCATAATATGAATAAAGTATGGGTTAAATATAAAGAAAGCGAGTTAATAATATTATTAAATAATATTTGCGAACACATAAATTATATAATAAACGAAGATGTGCATAAATATATATTAGATATATTATTAGAACAAATATATAAAATATTATGTATTAAAAAATATCCAGAAATTATTGATAAAGTAAAAAATATTGATTTAAAAAAGTTCGATAATTCAACAAAATTTTTAATTTATAATATTATTGAATTATAAAATCTAAAAAAAATTATTTCTATATAATAGTATAGAGCAAGAAATAGTATAATGAAAGAAAGTAATAGCCTGTCTTTTTATAGTAGTGTAATAATTCAAGCAATTTTTGCAATATTATTGTTAATAATCCTAAGTTATATTTATAAATTAGAAAATATGGGTTGTGAATGTTCAGAACACCCGAATAAAGATTTTATTAAAAACTTTACAATAATCGCTTTAGCATATTTCTTAATAACCGCATTTATATCGCTAAATAGCGTTGCTAAAAGCATGGGATATGTAGTTGTTCAATTACTTTCTATAGCAACTTTCATATTCTTCTTAATGTTTGTAGTATATATATACTATGCTTTTGATTATGTTAGATATTTAACTAATGAGAAATGCAAATGCTCAGAAGATTTAAGTAGAGATATTATATCTGTAGGAACTATGATATCTCTATTCTTATTCCTAACTCTCTTATTCACTATAATAATAATACCTATATTATTAAGCACTTTAAGCAATTTATTAAATAAAATCGAAGACTTCGAAGAAGAAGTTGAAGATACTATAAGTAATCCCATGAGATCTTTAAGAAAAACACCTGATAGAATAGTAAGCTCAGTTAAAGATGTCGCGAGCTTTGTAACCAAATCAGCTAAAAAGATAACTAATTTAAGAAAAAATAGAAAATAAATTAGAACATAATTAATTAACCAATATTTTATTTTTATTATAATTAAATATTTAAAGTACGCGCCCCTTTTTTAGGTCTTCCTCTCGCTTTTAATATTTGAATATCGGCAGTATCTTCTATAATTGATGTAATTTCTTCATCGCTTACAGACAAAGTCTCAATATTATTATCACTATCGTCTATTGATATTTTATTATGAACATTTCTTATAATATTATCAATATCTTCGGCAGGTTTTTTTGAATTTTGTTGTTCGTTATATTGGTGCATTCTTTGATTCTGAGAATTTTGCATTTGCGGCGATTGTTGATACATTGGCATTCTTGATTGTTGTGGATCGCTATTTAATGATCCAAATAAATTACTAACCATATTAAATAACCCCATTCCTTCATTTGCTGAACCCCTATTTTGAGACATCTGTGGCATTTGTTGTTCTGTATTACCTGTTATATATTGTTTAGCAGCAGCATTTTGAAATTGTTTCATTAATTCAGGATTTGATTTTAATACATTTTCAATATCAGGAAGAGGCTGTTCTTTAAACATTCTACTTGTTAAATGAAACATAAAAGCACTTCCTGAAAGAGATAAGAATAGTCTTAGTTCGGGAGCCATTTTTTTACCACTTGCCTTGTATTTATAATGCAATTCTTCGAAAATATCATCATAATCATTAATATTTTCATTGACTTGTTCAGACCATCCATCGAGACGAATTGATAGAGGATCATATCTGCTATTTAAATATTCTGTACCAGATATAAAAGCCATTAGCATTTTTTGTTGAAAACGTACACTGCCGTCAAGTTCCTTTTCTCTTATAATTCTATTATATTCAGATCTCATCTCTTCAATTTCAGAATTCATATTAAATTTAAAAGGAACTTTAAATCCCTTGGATTCTAATCTATCAAGTTGATATAATATTTCTCTTTTTTCATTTAATTCTAATTTAAGTAACTCTTTTGGACTTAAATATTTTTGCTGTTCAATCTTATATCCCTTTGAACCTTTTCTATTTTCTCCATAATCACCTCCTCTTTCACTATTTGATTTGCTACTTACACCGCTTCCACCACTATCACCGCTTTCGTTACTTTCACCACTATCTCCGCTTTCGTTACTTTCTCCACTTTCATTACTTTCACCACTTTCATTACTTTCATTACTTTCACCGCTTACACTACTATCTCCACTTACACTACCATGATTACTTCCTTTATTTTTAGAACTTGAATAACTTATACCACCATCATTGTCGTAACTATTAAATCTATTTACCTTAACAACCTTGTCCTTATTTTTATAAATAGAACCCATGTTTTTTATATAATTCTGTTTTCCACCTGGAGAACTTGCTCGCGATGAGCCTGCTGAAGATATTGATATAACATCATCGCTAATTTTTTTTCTATTAAATAATGAATTATTTATAGCATTGTTAGAAGATATATCGCGTGGAATATTAAAATTAAAAGATTGATTATTAAAACTATCTTTATTTATCTCTATTAAATCATCATTTTGATTATTAAGAGTAGAAATTAAAGCCATATTATATATTTATTTTGATATTAAATGTTTATATATCTATTATAATATTTTAATAGGTATTAATACGCATATTCTAAGTTTATTCAGTATTATGCATATATATTTTATTATAATTATTTATAATATCTATTTTACTATTACTTCTAATATATGAAATAGCCTGTAAACACGCATCACTTAAATCATCTTTTTTCTTATTTTCATTAAAAATCTTTTTTAATATCTCGTCATCTTTAATATACTCTTTACATAATTCTATACTCATCAATTTATTATTCTTATATTTTTCCCTTCTAAACCCTTTTTTATTTTTAGGGTCATTGCTATTTTTTTCTATATTAATTATGTAATTATGATGCTTAGTTTTTAATGACGCATTTATTAAAATAACATTATTAACCTCTTTATCCCAATATTTAATTAAACTGAAATATCCATATATAATATGCTGTATAGTTTTCATAATACCATTTAAATTTGAAGGTTGATTTTCTATTAATACATAATCTATGATATTTATATTATTCTGTTTAAGTTCACCTATTACATTATCCATTTCAACATAAATTCTCTCTGTAATATCTTCAACGCCTTTAATTTCTTTTTTGCTTTCTGCAAGAGCTATTATACGCCATTCAATTATTTCAAGCTTATTTGTTAAATCGTCTTTTTTAATTATACACAATGCTAAATTTTTAACACCAATATCAAAACTTACATATATCATTATATAATTATTATACTACTATTTCTTTATTACGTATTGGCAATACTCTTTTGCATTATTTCTATATTTTTAGAATTATAATGCCTTATGCTATAATTTTTTATTAATATTACTAAGTCTTTCCAAAAAGTATCATTTACATATTTTGAATTATATTTATTAATTTTCTTACATTTTTTATACAACCATTTATATATTTTCTCTAAACAAGTATCTCCGTCATATTTTCTACATATTCTTTGTTCTTTTGTTAATTTAGTTATATAATTTTTAATGTAGTTATTATCTATTTCATCAGGAAATATATCAATTAAATTATTAAATTTAATATAATTATACGAGGGACATATTAATAGATTTTCCTTATAATCTATAAAAGTAGGATTATTATCAATTATTAGAAGATGTTTTCTAATATCGTAAGATGATGGTGTTTTTATATTTTTTTTAATAAGAGGTAATATTTTAGTAATGGATTTTTTTATATTACCATCATTGTCCAAAATACAATTATCTCTTGTAAATAATGGTCTGTCGAATTTAAAATTATTATTTTTTTCAATTATCGCAATTTCCTTATTTGCCCATTTTTTTTCTGAAGCAGTATAAATATAAAAATAAGACCTTTGATATAATTTTTTCATAGATTGAATAAAATAGAAAAAATGCGGTCTCATAAGAAGCGATTTATTGTTATAACTATTATTTAATGATTTTTCACACAATATTTTATATTTATTTAATTCTTTTTTATTATACAATTTCATTAATTCCATTATATTATATATATCACATTGATATGTACAATTACCGATTATTGTACCATCTAAATCAATTACAAATATATAAGGTTCTATATTATTATTCATTAATAAATCTAATATACTAATATATTAGAATATTACATTATAATAGAAAAGGATTATGAATTCTTATGAATCGTACAAAACAATAAGTAATATATTGAGTCCTTTATCTAACACTATGGATTCTAAATATATTTCTAAAAAGTCTGAAGATATATTTAAAAAAAATATTAATAAAAATATTAAAAAATATTTTCAAAATAAAAACGTAAAATATAATTTAGAAAACAGAATATTTTATTATAATAATATAATTGAAAAATTATCAAGTATCAGAAATAATGAATGTTTAAATGTAGTTAAAAGATATAATGCAAATTCATATAATTATTTTATTAAAAATATAATAAGTCTTGAAAAACGTATTGGAAGTTCCAGTAAATATGGATATATATATATTGCTAAAATTAAAAATGAATTTGGAAAACGTCCTATAGCAGCAAAATTAATGGTTCAAGATTTTAAAAATACACATGAAAGTGAATTAAACAAGAAGATTTCAGATATAATAATAAAAAAAAAAATATCAAAGCATTTTATACTTACTTATAAAGTAATAAAATGTAATCATGATTCTAATAATAATTTACCAGATATAATTGATAACAGAAAATATATAATGTTATTAAATGAACTTGCTCATGGTGATCTAAAAAGTTTATGTAAAAAAAAAGAATTTTTTATGAATGAAGATATCTTATATAATGTTTTTTCACAAATAATGTTATCAATATTAACATTTCAACATTTTGGATATATACATAGAGATTGTCATTGGGGTAATTTTTTATATCATTATACAAATACTGATAACAGAGATAATAATAAATATTACCATTACAATATTAATAAAAAAAACTATTATTTAAAATCATGTCCATATTCTATATATATATATGATTTTGGATTATCCAAGAAATTTATATATGCTGATACATTAGATATTTCTGAAGATTATGTAAGATTATTACCAGCATTTATTAATAAAAATACTTATTATAGAACGTGGTTATCAAAATTTAATATACCTCCAAACTTACCATCTGATGATTTTTCAAATTTTATAATTAAGTTTGAAAAAACTATTACTAATACTTATAAAAATAATAAATATTTACAAAATTATAATTTTATAAATATTATATCAGATACATTAATAGATATATTACTTAATATGCCGAATAATATATTCACAGATAAAAAACCATTAAATATTAATATAATTAATAAAAAACCTTATTATATTAATAATAAGATTAAATTAAAATAATTTTATATACTTCGAGAACTGGAGAATATTATATCTAAATCTATTTTTTTGATATACTTATCATATCTATCTTCTATATATTCTGTCATACTTTCAAAACCTGCAAATATCATACTATCTATTTGTTCTTTTTTAAGTTCAAATTTCATACCTAATCTGGTAAAATTAATATTTATTGTGTTATCCAAAGGCAAATTTTTAGGATAATAAAAATTTTTTATTTTACTATTATTAATTTGTGCTATTAATACATCTTTTATTCTTAATTTATTTAATATATTAAATAATTGTTTTAATATATATATTAAACTAATATTTTTTGTTTTCTGCATTTTTCTTTCTTCTTTTTGTAATACCATTCCTATTATATTATCACACGGAACATCGTCAAATATATTTATTGGAAAATTATTAGTAAGGGCACCATCATAATAGTAATCATCTATATATATTGGCTTAAATAATAGTGGAATACACATTGAAGCACAACACGCATCAAATACAGATATATCAGGTGTATTTTCAATAGAAAAAATTTTATTTTCACATGAATTTATATTTGTAGAAGACATATATAAATTAATTCCAAATTTCTTTGATATATCCTTAAATGTTACATTATCATCTAAGTGGGGATATTTATATTTAATAAATTTTTTTAAATGAATTATTAAATTTTCCATATCACATATTCCATATTCTGTTAGTAATTTAATATAATTTTTAATAGGAACATTACATAAATCATAATCGCTAACTATTTTATAAATAAGGGTTTCCATTTCTTCTATTTGTAATTTAAAAGCAAACATTAGTCCTACAAATGACCCTATAGAACATCCTGCAATATGTGTTACATTTTTATGTAAGTTATTTAAATATAAATATCTTAAAGCACCTACAAACACTACTCCGTGCATACCCCCTCCAGATAAAACTAAATGAGTTATATTCAAATTTGAATTATCATTCATAATAATATAAAATATATAGTTTTTCTTATATAGACGATTTATATTCTTGAATATTTACATTATAATATAATAATGCTTCTCTTGATGCATTATTTTCTGCATCCTTTTTCGTATTTCCTGTAGAGGTAGCAATTATAGAACCATTTTTATCTTTGATACAATATGTAAATACTCTAATATTATCCTTTGTAATAATATTTAATTCTTTAAATTGTGGAACATCTTGTAAATAATGTAACATATGAGAAACAAGCATATCCTTATAATTATTTTTAATTCTTATTAGTTCGCAGAAATCTATATAGTTTTCAATAATATAGATAATCCAGCTTTCAACAACATAATATCCAGCACCACTAATAGGAGTCAAATTAATACTTTTTGGGAGAGATACTTCATCGCCTTCTGTTTGAAAATCTAAATAAAGAGCTCCTAAAAATGCTTCAAATATATCTTCCATAATCTTATAATTATTTCTACCACCTGTATCTTCAACCTGCTTTGAAATTATAGCAAATTTAGGCAAACCAATTTTATCTGATAAATATCCTAACATTTTTCCATTTACTATTTTTGTTCTTATTTTAGATAAAAATCCTTCGTTTTGATCAGGAAATCTAAGATATAAATAATTCGTAACTATCATTCCCAGCAAAGAATCTCCTAAAAATTCTAATCTTTCATAAGACATATCTTGCAAAGGTAAACAATCTGGAGGGCAATTAATATTACTTTTATCGAAATCAATATTTTTCATAGTACAATACGATTTATGAACAAATGCTATACGATATAAATTAATATTTTTAATTTTTAAATCTTTTAAACCATTATCGTTTAACAATTTATCTAAATCTTCTTTTTGTAATAATATATTTTTATTATTATAAGGTTGATTTTCAATACAAATTTCCATAGTTTTATTATGAATATTCTCAATTCTTTTCATTCTTATAATTTATATTAATTATTATAATTATAATATATCATTTTTTATATTTATATATATATATAAATATTAAATGTATTTTTCTTTTAAATAGAGTAAGATAATTATATGAGTTATCTAGCTAATGATATAAACAACCCTTCTATTCAAATAGATTCAGTTGGAATTGGGTTACAGCTTAATGACGAAGATGAAGCTAAAAATTTAAATAGATTAGATCTTGAAAAATATAAAGAATTTTTAGTTGTTGGAGAAAAAACCTATAGTATAAACACCGCTGATACAATAAATACTAAATGGAATTTTATTGTAAATGATAATGGCGTTGCTATAAATACATCGAGAAATCAGGCAAATTGTAATTTAACACACGATACGTCTTTATACGTAGATAAAAATATACATTGTTCCGGTATTATTAAAGCATCTGGACTACAATTTAGCAATATTATATTAGATAATGCAAACCCTATTACTTGTAATTTAGTTAAAGAATTTATAATTAAAACAAATGAATTAGCATTATCACAGCCATTTAAAAAAAGTATTTATAATACTGAATTTGCTAATAATTATAATAGTTATAATAATTATAATATTACAAATTTATATACACCTGGATACGTAACATTCGGCGGTGAAGCAGACACTTATAATAATACAAACCCCTTAAACATAGTTACAGCACCAAATAACAAATTTGAAAATATGCATATTTCAATTAGAAATGATACGAACAATGATTATAATGAACCTGTGAGAATGTGTATAGGCATTATTGGTGGATATAAAGAATCGCCTGCTATTATTTCAACAACAAGAGGAGTACCTTTAGAATTTCATGTAAGTAAATCTGCTGAAAGTATAAATTCTTCTTATGGAAATAGTGCAACACCTATATATAATAGCACAAGTAATGTACCTGCGATGACCATAGACGCTAATCATAATGTAGGGATAGGTACAAATATCAGTTCAAAATATATATATCAAAAAAAATCAATGCAAAATAATAAAACAAATATCGATGAAGTTGAAGATTATGCCAGATTAGATGTAAAAGGCTTAGTCGCTTTTGATAATATTTTGATTAAAGATTATGTTTCAGGGCTTTATAAAAATACAGATGATATATATATTAGAAATACTGGAATAGGTATTTTAAATGCGACACAAATAAATGAAGGTAGTTTTACAGGAAATCATTATTCATTTAATAATAATTTATCTGTAAGTAATTTACTTAATACTGAAAATATAAATGTAAGAAGTAATGTAGAAATTTTAAAAAATACAAAGACTGGTTCATTAAATGTAGTTAATGATTCAGTCTTTAATGGCGAAGTTATATTCAATCAAAATGTTAATTTTCAAAATACTGATCTTTTATCAATTAATAATATAAATCTCAATATTGAAAATGATATATTTATTAATAATCGACGCTTATTACCTATAGATTTGAGTGATCCATTTACCGGATATACAAAAACAATCAATAATAATGGTAGCAATTTTTTATTAATGTACATAAGCAGCAATATTGCTTCGCTTGATGCTAATAGTAATATTAATTTTCCAAAAAAATTAGGTTTAGGTCTTACACAAAATGATACTTTTGAAGGAGTTTTGAATATTGTGAAAGGTGATAATAGTACAAGCAATACATTTGATATAACTCTTAAAAATACAGCAGCAAATAAAAATTATGTCGCGAATATAGGTAGATTATCTCGTTTAGATTATAATGATAATAGTTTAATTATTAATACAAATCCTGTTATCGCGAAAAAAAATAATATATATTTTTACCCTGAAACTGATATTAAATCTTTGCCAAACAACTATTTATCATCTAATATTAATAATATATATCCTACACTATCATTATTAAAGAATCGTGTAGGAATTAATAAATTAAATCCAAGCTCTAATTTTGCTCTTGATATAAATGGCAACATATCATCTGTTGAATATTATATATATGCTGATAATAATTATAAAAAGACTAAATCATTCATTTATAATAAAGACAAAAATTATTTTAATGTTTTTGATAAATTATGTGATAAATATTGTATAAATTATGCTGAGAGTGGTGAATTTGCGATAGATATGAAAGGGCTAAATGTTAAAAAAGGTATTAATACTGATTACTATTTTCAAAATAATATTTTAACAGAAACATTAAAACGCGCCAGCAACGATTCCTGTTTTTATACAAATAAACATATATCTATAGGTTGGAAAAATGAAGAAAATGTAGTACCTTTGCAAATACGTAATATCAATACAACAGATTATAATTATTCAGTAATTCGCATTTATAGAGGAGAACAAGGTGCAGGAAAATTTAATAATGCTGATTACAGCGGTATCGATATATGTGAATATGATAGAGATTTTAATTCAGATAGAAATAAAGAAAGATGGTTTATATATAAAAATCATAAATATAATGATAAGGATTCAAGAAATAAAAAAAGTATAGGACCTTTGCAAATAGGTTATACTGATAAAACAATAGAACCTACATCATATGGTATGTCATTTTATTATAACGCGAGTAATTCAATGTATCATATAGATGTTAATAATCCAAATTTAACAGAAGATGATACATCTGCTATGACTATTTATGGAGATCTATCTGTACATGGTAATATCAATATATTAGATGTTAATGGATGTAATTTTAATTTTAATATGAAAGGCGTATCATCTCAATTAAAAAAGGTTGAAAAATACTTAGATAATATTTCATGTAATATTTTTAATAGTGCTTATAGTAATTTGCCAAACGATAAAATAATAACATCATTTGATATCTTTAGACCCAAAGATAATATTATAATAGACCCAATCATTGATATTGAAATACCTTTAATAGTCAAAAATGTTAATAATGGAAGTGATATAAAACCAGTATCTAAATTTATTACATATTCAAAAAGCGATATTAGTTATTCTACTATAGAACTTGCTATTTATAATAGCAATCTTTATTATTATTATGACAAAGATGATATGAAAAATAATATCAAAAGTTCTATTGAGATTAGTACATGTAATGATAAGAATAATAGAAATACTATATTAGATTTTAATATATTAAATAACGGAAGTTATAAAAATTTTCTTAAATTTATTAATACAAATAGTGCTTCGGGTGATATTGTAAATAGTATAGCACATATTGGTTTAGGTGATAATAAAAATTCAAATATTTTATTACATATTGATGGAAATTCTAAATATGGAATGCAGATAACTAATAAATCTTATCCAGCAAGTATTAATTTAGTAAATACAGAAGGGGGGAAAGATATATATTATAATATTTCTGGAGGAAATTACAATAACAATAATAAATTTAGTATAGGAGTTGATGCTAAAAACTATAGTAATTATGATCCAAATATTAAAAATATATTTACTATTGATACTTTTAAAAATAACGAATTAAGAAGAGGAGCTCGCTTTGGATTCAATGAAGATTTTGGTAATATTACTAATTTAAATAGCACAAATAGTGCTACCTTTGTTATTAATAGTGAATATAATAATGTATCTACGGCAATAGCAAATAGATATACATATGATCATATTTATAGTGGTTCCGTTAATATTGATTATAAAAATATATCATTATTAAAATCATCAAATTGGAATAATACTATTAAAACATATAATAATTCAATAACACAAAGTATAAATATATTTCCAGATACAGATCTTGATAATAATAAGATAAATAGTGATGATATTTTAAAAGAAGACTTTATAGTAAAGAAAAATAATACATTATCATCTACACTATTCTATACAACTATTCATAGTAATATTATTTATACAAATAATTATAGTAATTTAATTACATCATATGATAATTATAGTAATTATAATATAATTACTGAATATTTATCTCAAATTAGTAGATATGATAATAATATTTATAATAATATAATTGAAATAGTGCCTACTAAACTTATTGAAAGTGTTAATGATGATTTAATATCCGAAGAGCATTATGTAGTAGAAAATATAGCACATAATATACAATATACATTAGCTAATCGTGATATGGAAATAAATTATCAATATAATAATAAATATAAAAAATCATTAAAAATTAATTATAATGTTCAAATTTCAAATGATACTATAACAAATAGTATTATAGATAATAGCAA